GTGAAGAACCCCGTGGATTTCGACTGGTATTGCAAGGCCAAGAAAGACGTGATCAATAATGCCGCCTACGAACTCATCGTAGCCCTGACGGCCAAATCGGCGCCGCCGAGGAAGTTCGAGTTATCCATTCCTCAACGGGACGATGAGATGATTGCCAATGTTGTAGAGGGCGCTATCAACGCGGTAGAAGCTCAGATCGGCTATTACTGCCATCCATTCTATCAGGAAGCAGACATGCTCCCGTGCTACCTTGGTGACCTCTGTGATAACCCTCATTGCATCTTCAAAAGCAATCCTGACTACCGGAAGGCACCGCCTTCTGTGATGGATATGTCCGAAGAGGAAGGGGGTGATGACGATGGCTGATGAGAAGCGCTACTTTTCTGTCAAGGACATGTTTGAGCAGGCGGTCACGCGGGCAAAGACGGATCCTCGATATGAAGAGTACAGCAAGATCTGTGAGCTGGACTATGACCTGCTCTGCAGCACATGCAAGTACGACAAGCTCTACAGGTGCGAGTTCGATGTGGTAGGCGAAGTGACCTACGGCAGCAGCGAGGGTATCTACGGAGATATCTTCCTGTATGGCAACTGGTCCAAAGAGCGGGATGACCCGTTCAAAAGCCGCGCCCGCGTCTATGTGCTCAAGACCTTGAAGCAGGACAAGGAGTCGTACTTGGCAGTGGGAATGCTGGTCAACCTCATTTGCTACTACGCAAATGAATTCGTAGCCACACATCTCGACCGATTTGATTGAGGAGGAACAAATGCATAGCAGAATTATTGAACTGGGCAATGCGCCCATTTTACCTGATGACCGTATGGGAGAGTGCAGTGTGCCGGAATGGTTCTACCACTCGATTGCGGACTACACGAATGCGGAAACGGACCGGGATGAAGACCTGAAATGGTTCCTGGAAATCGTTGCCCACATCGTGGATGTCGCTGAGGATGGAGAGAGCTTTACGTTCAAGCCGAACGCCAAGAAGAAGTACTTCCACAGACAGTACTACGCCTTCCTGGATAAAGCGAGAGAGCTGACAGGCATCTCAATCGAAGCCTTCTGTGCTGAGACCCCTTACGACATTGGCATGGCCATGTATAAGCTGAATGAAGCCTACCAGGATAAGTTCAGTTTCTACATCTACTACCAAGATGAATTGAAAACACTGGATGAATGGATTCGCGAGACTGATCTCAGCGAGTCTTTTTATTTTGGTGGGACACTCGACTATCACTTTTAAGAAGAGGAGCAGCGCATTATGGGAACCTATACCGATTTTACAGGTGCCATCCGCATTACCCCTTGTCTGAAAGAACCGTTGGCGGGAAGATTTCGTCAGTTTCTCGGCATCCGGCATATGAAGCGGGATGTCAAAATACTGGAAGCCCTTTTCCCAACATTGGAAGAGCGCAAAGCTGTCACGCTGTTTGGCGATGGAGATTTTGGAGAGGATGGTGCATTCTTCCTGCCCATCCATACGAGGGATCTCACGCGCCGCATCTGTTTGCACGAACGCTATGCGGAAGGGCTCACAGATGAGCGTGACATGAATATGACACCCGGCCCCTGCCCGAGCCTTTATTGTGATCTGGAGCTTCGGAACGATCCTGACAACGGACACTCCTATCTTGGGTGGAATGAGGCTGAAAAAGCCTACTACATCACGGATTGGATCGGGTGCATTGCTGAGTGGCTCTCGAAGCTTGGCTATCACCTCGATGGCAAGATGTTCGCTGTGGTCGAGGGCGGCATGTCCTACTACACGATCACGGTGGATGGCGACAAAGTGACTTCTGAGGAATTCATTCCGGACGCAACCTATGTGGATGAATTCTACGCATGTGAAGAAAGTGAGGATACCTGAAAATGGAAGATAATCGCATTCAAAACCAGATCGCGATCTACATGACCAACAAGAAGCTCTGCGAGTTTACGGACAAGCTCAAGCCGGCACCGATCGAGTACTATGCTCATATGCATGCCCAGGGCGAGGAGCAGGCGGATGGTATCCGTGCCTACTCTTGCATTGGTGTTGTGCTGCAGGATTACTCCAACGGTACTGGCGACAAGACCGTTCGTGTCACAGCGAATCTCTCCCCTGGATTTTTCCCCTTCGTTCTCAGCAGAATGCAGAACGATCTGGATCGCTTCGACTTCACGGAAGATAAGATCTTCGGTGAGCCGGACGAGCATGGGCTGAGTACGGTGACAAAGCTCTCGGTCAAGCGTGCGTCGGTTGGAAACGATGGAAAGCCCAGAAATTATCCTTGGTGCGTCATCGTGGAAAATGGACGCGCTGTCAAAGAGAAAACCGCAACAGGCGGCACCCATATCAAGTCGGGCACCTACAAAAAGCAGCGCTCTGTGTATGTCAACATCAACGATCTGGACTTCTTCAATCTTGTCTACCGCACGACACGATTCATTGAGTCGTGGGAGTTGACTTACGGCCCGAAGCTGATTCGCGACGCCAGAAAGCTGCTGAGTGAGCAGCGCGCGGCGGCGCAGCAGTAAGGAGGTGCAGTAGGCATGAAGAGAAATTGCGAGTTTATCGACCTTGGCGAGTTTGAGATGACTTCTCCAGTCATGCGTGTCAGCGATCCCTGTTACGAGCGTGATGTCTGGTGCTGTGGCACCGTTGACCATTGCAAGCTCGGGACTTGGGAGGCAGGCGTCCTGAAGACGGATGAAGGCGAATGGGGCACACGCTGTGCCGTCCTTGCCGTCCGTCATAAGGATACTGGTCCAGATTTCAATGTGATCCGCTTAGGCAAAGTGCGCAAAGTGGCGTGCAAATGTGTCGAGCAGTCATTTGAGGTCGGCGTTGATTCCGGACAGGCAGGGTTCTTTGATGATGCGTTCTATCAGAACGATACGGTTTTTGAGGAACTGCCTGCACCGGGTTTCGCTATTGGTGATCTCTGGTATCGCCATGTGTGCGACATCACACTCAGCAAGATGTCAGCCGGCGTGTTGCCTTATGGTGCGGTCTCATCGTCCGGTTTCGGCGATGGCGGCTATACCTGCTATACACACGCTGATGAGAATGGGGTAATTGACTTTGCGTTGATGGTCTGCTGAATTTGCCTATATTTTAGTCCGCCATCTCAAAGCATTCGCACGGCTCGTTGTTCTGTTCACCGTAGAACCGGATGTCGTCATCCTGAGATACCTCAATGTTCTTAACAGTGCATTCGTGGTCGCCGTTGCAGATGTCGTTCGGTCGGCAGTATTTGCATTTTCCGCAGGTCATCTTTTTGTCCTCCTTTCAATCTTCAATCGACGGGCTTTATCTTTCTTTACATTCTTATTATAATACTTTCAGTCGTAAAAGTCAAGGTTTTTCCGAAAAAATTTTGCCAAAACAGAACTTTAAGTCGCAAACAGCGGCAGCCGCAAACGAAGCAGCTGCCGCTGTTTTTCTTATGCGTTGAGCAGCTTGCTCAGCAGACTATCGTACATCTGCTGTAACACTGCGCACCGTGCCTCGGATTCAGCGAGGCGTGTTTCCAGCATGGGGGGGGTCTTGTTTTGCAGCTCTGGTGCTGCGTGAGGTGTGAGGCCGAGGGAAATCAGCATTGCCTCCTCGATGTCCTCCATCTCCTCGGTAGTTACGCACCCGCGCCGGGAGCCGAAACGCTCCGTCGATACCGAGGTGATTTGCTCGCACAGCGCGATGCTCTCTCGGCTCAAGCTGCTGATGGCAACGTGGGTCGGCATCTCACGCTTCGGCTGGGTGGTGAGATACACCACCTCAATCGTGCCGCTGTACTGGTTATTGCGGTCGTTGGACACCACAATGGCGGGGCGGCCCGCCCGCTGCTCGCTACCTACGGTGTAGCCGCTCTCGATGTACCAGATGTCTCCGCGCTTAATATCCATTTTCCATTCCTCCTTACAGGTCGAAACCCGTGTCACAGGTTTCAAAGTTGGTTCCGTAGGTCTTGTTGAAGTCCTCAATGCAGTCCATCGGGATGTAGCAATCTCCCTCTGCTCTGACCCTGCCAGCGGAGATAATCTCTCGCAGAGTATCCGTGGCGAGGCTCTCATCCTCGCCGAAGATGATTTCTGCCTCCTCATCAGTGATGTTCAGCATCACACCGAGGCGCATCCAGAGCTTCTTCCCAGCGGCAGGGTTATACCGGCAGCTGTCCGTGTCATTGCTGTAATCACACCGCCCTTTGCCCGTGTGGAGGCATTCGTCGCACAGCATAAGCCGCTTGCCGCATACCGGACAAAACGCTTTGAATCCACGCTCCTCCGTGTTCCAAACCATCTCGATCTCACTCTCGCAATGCGGACAAGTTTCCGTGACGATGTAGGTACGGGGTTCAGGCTCGTCCTGCATTCTGACCTCCGCAGATTTCTTGCTGGCAATCTCCATTCCGCAGGCAGCATACCCAGCGAGGTCAATGTAACTGTCTGCTTTATACGCTCCCGTAGAAACCCGCGCGATTTTTAACAGAGCCATAAGCAGAGCCACATCCTCGGCCTTTACGCTGTGCTTCATATAGGCGCTCCACAGCTCCGCAATCATAGCGAAGTTATCTTCGGGAGAACCGTACTGGCCCTCTCTCTCGCCGCATACGATTTCAGTTGCCTTTCGCAAGCAGTCCTCGCGAACGCTCGTCTTTTTCGGGTATGCCTTTCGCAGCAGCTCTGTTGCCTGAAAAACCGTATCGTCTTTGGCGGGGCAGCCATTGCAGGTATCGCCTTTCACCCAGCTTTCCAGCCGCTCGATAACATCTTTCGGCTCGTTCGACACCACCTTTTCTGCGGTGAGGTCCGTAATCTCAGAATCGAAGAAATCAAACCCCGCGCGGGTGGCTTTACTCTTGGCCTCCCGCTCAGACGCTGCATCAACTTCGACTTCGCCGTAGCGAAGCTCGCTCACTCTCACTTTGTATTTCATCCAAACACAACCTCCCCGAATAAAGCAAACTGGATAATGGCGTCGGCGCATTCAGCGTCAATGCCTCCGGTATCGACTTCGTTTCCAATGAGAACACCAGCATCGCTGGACCCGGCTTCGAGCCAGAGTTTGAATCCCGCGAGAAATTTATCTCGCGTCAGCTCCCACTTGTAGCTGCTCTCTGCATCGTAAAGAATGAGCGAACCGCCACGCGAAATCTGCTCGTGCGCAAATATGCCCAGCCTTTTTCCGACCGGCTTTGCCTTGCAGCACCAGTGGGTGATTCCACCCTCCAACGCCGTACACATAATGTCGTCGATGTCCTGCGTTGTAACCATAACTTCGAGTGTGGGTTCAATCGTGAACCCGCTGACTTCGTTTCTCATATCAGACCCTCCTCACCACGTTCTGCGCAGACCCGCCGCGGCGGTTCTGGATACTCCGATAGAGCCAAACTCGGAACAGTCCGGCATATCTTTGTTGAAAACATACACCAGCTGCTGCCCGTCCTTGATGTCAGCTCTATCCCGCTCCCATTCTTCGGGATAATCGCTGACGTACAGAAAGCTCTCCATCTCGCCGATAGTCGTGAAGCTGTGGATGACGTGGTACACGAGCGCGTTATTTCGCTCCTCAAACTCATGAACTCGCGCCATCTGCTCCTCATTGAGCCAGTAGCAAGCCCCGAGGGGAGGGGCGCTCTCGGAAACCAGCCCGTCCTCCTCGAACTGCTTTACGATAGGGGCGTAAATGCCCCACAGCTTCATGCGGGAAATCGCTTCGGATTTCTTTTCGTCTCTTGTCATTTGGAATTCTCCTTTCAATCTTCGTATTCATCCAGCAGCTCATCCAGTCAACGCTGATAGCGCGGGAATCGTCTCAGGATTTTATCGAGTAGCCACACAATGCCTCCGCAGATTCCGAAATAGATAAACAGCAGGAGCAGCGTAAATGTGCCCATGAATAACTCATCGAGCATCGCCCGTCACCTCCTCATATTCGGAGCAGGTCATATCTCCGGTTTCCGTGTTGAAAGACAGGCTCTTGACCCCGCCGGGGCGCTCACAGACGTATTTCATCCCGCCTGTTTTCGTGACGACCGTTCCGTCGTCCAGCCGAACCTCGAACTGATTGCGCGACACGTGCGCGAATCTGCAAAACTCACAGCTCTTTTTCATTTCTGTTCCTCCTCCATCTGCTTTCTCAGCATCCGGGCGTACTCGTTGTACGCCCGGACACTTTCTCTGCTGTTCCAATCGGTCTGCTTGTGCTTCTCGGCGAGAAGTGCGTAATATTCGTCCCGCGTCATTTCAGATCCTCCTCGTCATAGGCATCGCCGTAGTAATCGGCCAGCTCGCTCTCGAACATCATGTGGATTACGTTGTCTCCGTGCTCCTTACGCAGAGCCTCAAGCTCGCCCTCGGTGTAAAAGTCCAGCAGAGCAGCATATTCGTCCCGAATATCCTCTGGGATTTTCTTGAGGTTAGGAGCATCCTCCAATTCGAGCGGGTAAACGCCCGAGGACTTTCTTCCCCAATCGCCCCAGCCACCGTACATTCCGTAGCCGAATCTGCTGTATCGGTAGCTCTCGATGTACTCATACTTCGGGAAGTCAGGACCTGCCGCATCCGCAACGATTTCCACAACCCGCTTGACTGTGGCATTGAGATGCTTGCGGTCAATGTACTCGTGCTGTGTGTGGGCGTTGTAATAACCAGAAGAAAGGTTTACCGCCGCCACACCGAGCGCCGGAGCGATGAGGGAAATGTCGCTGAACGAACCCCAATCCGTCTCGAATCCTTTGCTCGTGATGTACTCCTCAAATTCGGGGTTATCGCAGTCGTAATAAACGGCGTCGTTTCTGCCTTTGCGGTCGATCTCCACCAGCATTTTCAGGTCAGCCAGCTCTTTCGGCAGCTTTCCTTTCTGGTAGCGGGTGCAGAACGCGCTCGCTCCAACGCCTCCGACTTCCTCATCGCAAGTGAACAGCAACCACGGTTTTACCGCAGACTGCTCGTGAACCGCTGTGAGCGCGTAAACGCCGCAGCGGTCGTCGCCTCCAATGCCCTGCGGGGACATCAGGATGCCGCCATTCTGCGTCTTGCAGATATGCTTCACCGGCGTCTTGTGAACCGTATCGAGGTGCGCCACCAGCATAATCGGCGCTTCTCCCCGAACGAGAATGTAGCTGTTCTTGCAGGTCATCGTGCGGCCTTTATACATCCCGCTCAGCTTGGAAAACAGCTCTTTCTGGGTAGGCATCAGGAAATCTTCTAACTTTTTCATGCCGTTTCAACCTCCTCTTTTTCCTCGATGACGGCGCCGCATTCAGGGCAAGTTCCGTCTTCGCAAATATCAATCAGCGAATCGCAATGCGGGCAGCTCGTGTGATTTTCCATGCAGTTCTCGCAAACGTAAACGGTGTCTCCGTCCGCTTTTGTCAGACGGAAGCAATCCTCGCGGATGTGGTACTCCCCGCAGTCCTCACAACGCTCATAAAGCCGGTCGAGGCAATCTTCGCAGACGTAAATCTCGTTTCCACGAGAATCCACAACCAGCGTCATATCGTCGCTGCGGTGGTATTCGTCGCATTCTTCGCAGCAGCTGTAATACTCCTGCACACAGCTATCGCAAACGTATCTACCGTCGATCTCGGTTACGCAATCGTTCGGCCAGTATTCCTCACACTCATCGCAATAGGTGTAATTCTCATCGCGGCAGTCCTCGCATACTTCAATCCAATCTCCGCGGCTGTTTCTTACGGAGAAAAGTTCACCACACCGGCGGCCGCAATCCTCGCAGGTTTCGCCACCGTCACAGTCGTCACAGTAAACACCGCTGCTTATCTCGCATCCGCAGGAAACGCACAGGCCCCACGTTCCGACAACCAAGCTCTTGAAATCATCCACATGGTCTGCTCGAATGCTGACCTTGCCGTCAAAGTTCTCGTATTCCCAATCGGGATAGCCGCCGAAGCCGTCTCCGCGCTCTACGCAGAAGTTCTTTTCTCCGACCGTCGGGTAGGTCTTCCACAGGTTCGGAACGTTTTCCAGCATCGAAATCTCACGCTGGATGAGGTCGCGGTACAATTTGGAATCTTCGCTGGCCCCGTAAACGCCGCCAGAGGTGTTATACATTCGGCTCTGCAAAAGCAGTCCGTTGCCGGGTTTGTACGCGAAAATCTGCCGTGTGGTTTTGCGGTTGTTCAAAGTCTCCCTGTCAGCTGGGTCTGCAACGGTGAACGCGATGAACGACACCTCATCCCTTGCATAACCCGTGCAGCCGTTGTTGTACTCGTACTCGGTCGAGTTGAGCGAGTGGCAGCTTGTAAGGGTGCTTCCGCGTCTGTCGCATTTCGGATTGCTCATCGTGAGGAAATGCGCCGGATTGATGGAGACGTACAGCTTGAAACCAATCTTCTTCGAGGTCAGCTCGTCCGCAAACTGCGCGTAGAGCCTCTGGAACTCGCTGCCCGCTGTCTCATCCGCAACGCCCAGCGTCTGGCAGAGCGCCTTGAAAACGCGGCTCTTTTTCTTGTTCGGGGCGTATGCTTTCGGAGCGAGGCGCTTGATTGCCTCGATACCCGGCTCCTCGGAACCGTTGTCGTAGAAAAACCGGAGCGCGTCGAGAATCGTGTGCGCTATCTGTGTATCGCTGTGGTAAATTGCTTCGTGCAGGATTTCAGTCCCGAGTGCATAAATTCGGTCGGGGTCAGGATCGTGCGTTCTGGTTCCGTTTATAACCAGCGCGTCCAGCTCCGCATCCCACACAGGAGACTTGCTGAACAGCTCCCGCAGTCCCTGCTTTGCATGGCAGCTATCGGATGCCAGCTGGCTTACAAAGCTCTCTGTGCAGTCATCCAGAACGCTTGTCTGGCTGGTGTATCTGCCGTAATCCCCGAGAGCTTCCCAGATATTACGCTTCGTGCGCTCAATGAGTTCAGTCATTTCCATGTTCTTTGAACCTCCTCAACATTCCGTCGTTGATGTAATTTGCAAATATCCAATTTCGGCAGGTTCTCTGCCGGCGTGTGAAATATCCGGGCGGGTTCGGAACGTAATCTTGGAACTCAACCCGCTTGGCATCCGTAATCGTCAATCGGATATTTGCGTTGTCCACAAATACCGTCTCCCCCGGAGCCGGGATAAAAGCCACGTGCGTGTTCTGGTGGTAATTGAACCCCGCGCTCAAGCCGCAGAGGTAATACGCAACCGCGCGGGGATTTTCAATTACCTCAATGTCGATGAATGCTCGGGGCTGGTGCAGGGTTCCGTGGTAAACCCGGCTGTCCCGATTGCCGATGAAACATTCCGCGCAGCATTTATAGATGTTCACCGCCTGAATGTCTCTCAGCCAAAAGAATTCGTGGTATCGCTTTACTTCCAGTGTCAAGTGCATTTATTTAAGCCTCCTTTTTCTTTCGCCCGCGCTTCTTCGGCGCGGGCTTTTCAGCGCCCTTTTTCGTGACCGGCTCGCTGACCGACCAGCTCAACTGAACCTTGAAGCTGCCGTCGCCCATCTTCTCGATGCCGCAGTTCCAGCCCTCGCCGCTGGTGGAAACCTCATCATCCTCGCGGTTTGCACTTTCTGCCGCGCTCTGGATCTGCGCCAGCACCTCGTCAGCAACGATTTGCAGCGCCTCCGCAGCTCTGAGGTATTCGCCCAGCCAATACGCGGCTTTCTTGTAGCTGCGAACGGTGTAGGTGGCCTCGGCCTGACAGCGGCCAGTTCCAATCACGATGTCCATAACGTTTTCGTGCTCAACAAAATTCGCCTGTCCGGGTTCATGGACTTTCACCCAGCGGCCCTGCTTCAACTCTGCCATTTGTTTGTCCTCCTTGTTTTAAGTAATCGCCCTGTCATCATCAGGCTGGGTGGGGCAATTCCCAGCGACGCCCTTTCGGGCGTTTCGACTTAAATTGTTTTCAGGCGCTTTATGTACTCTCGCTCGGCTTTGATATATGCAATGTCGTCTTCGCTCGGACCGTTCTCGGATTGAATCAGGTCTTCGATGAACCCGCGCAACGCGCTCTCAATGATTTCGATAAACTTCTTATCCATCTCGAAGTCTCCTTTCTTGACTGCGAGTGTTTTTGCTCAAATCCAGCAGACTATTGAAATAGCCAAAATTACAAAAACCCTGATAGTTCTTGCTGCTGTTCCGCTGTTGCTTACAGGCTGCGGATCTGACAAAGACAACGATTTGATTCTGCCGTCACCGGAAACATCTGCGTACCAATCAGAAATGCCGGTACAAACAGAAACGCCCGCCCCGAATCAGTGGACGGACGAAGAAATTGACGCTATGGTGCTCACTCTCGCGGGAGAGTGCTATGACGATAAGGTGCAGGACAAGCGCCTTGTGTGTGAAGTAATTCTCAACCGCGTCAGCGATGGACGCTTCGGCGATTCTGTTTTGGAAGTGGTTTCCGCGCCCAATCAGTTCGCAGGATATTGGGAGCAATCCCGGCCTATCTCCGATAACGACTACGATGTTGCGTCGGAAGCTCTCAATGACTGGTACGAAAACGACTGCGAAGCCCTGTCGGAGTACCTGTTCTTCGTGGCCGGCGATAACCGTGAGAACGTATTCCGCAGTGAATACTAATCAATAAATTCTAAGGAGGACAAAAACCATGCTCGAAATGAAAATCACAATCGAAGCACCCGAACTGGCAAACGCGCTGAACAATCTCGCCGCTGCTATGGGTGCGAAACAGGCCCCTGTGCAGCCCCAGCCTGTTGTAGCTGCTCCGCAGACCGCTCCGGCACAGCCTATCGCGCCCCCTGCTCCTGCGGCCCCTATGCCGGCTCCGGCAACTACCGCGCAGCAGAGCGTACCTGTTGCGGGCGTTCCCCTCGCGCAGCCGCCTAAGTACACGGTAGACCAGATTATGGCCGCTGGCGCCCAGCTGATGGATGCGGGTAAGGTAAACGACCTGATGAACCTGCTCCACTCTTTCGGTGTTCAAGCTGTTATGGATCTGAAACAGGAGCAGTTCGGGGCATTCGCTACGGCATTGCGTGAGATGGGGGCAAAGATTTGAGCGCCCATGCGCTTCTCTCGCCATCCAGTGCGCATCGCTGGCTAAACTGCCCTCTGGCGCCACGCCTTGAGGCACAGTTACCTGAGAAGCCAAGCGAGTATGCGAGGGAGGGAACGATTGCGCACAGCGTTTGTGAGGTAGCCGCCAAGAAGCACTTCAAGAAAGTGAAAGCGGCTGAGTACAACCGCGCCATTAAGAAGTACAAGACCGACCCGCAGTGGGATGACGAGATGTTGCAGACTGCGGAAACCTATGTAGAGCATCTGGCTGAGAGGGCGATGGCTTTTGACAATGAACCGTACATCGCTTTCGAGGTAAAGGTGGACATATCCGATGTAGTTCCAGAAGCCTTTGGCAGATGCGACTGCATTATGTTTGGCGGTGATACGCTCGTAATCACCGACTATAAACACGGAAAAGGGGTTCCTGTTTCTGCTTCGGACAATCCGCAGTTGAAACTGTACGCTCTTGGAGCACTGAAACTTTATCAGCCTCTTTTCGGCAGCTCGCTGAAAAACGTAGAAATCACCATCGACCAGCCGAGGATTGACCTCCACGACACATGGGGTTGCAGCGTTGAAGACCTGCTCGCGTGGGGTGAGGAAATCAAGCCCAAAGCGATGATGGCCTATATGGGTTTTGGCGAATACCACGCTGGCAGCTGGTGTCAGTTCTGCCGAGCCAACGGTATCTGCAAAGCGCAGGCTGAGCAGCAGACCGGTGCGTTTGATGATTTCAAAGAGGCGGTCAGCAATCCGGCTATCCTGTCTCCCACTGAGATGGGTGATGTCCTTGAACGTGGAAAAACTCTTGTTGCGTGGTATGAAGCCGTTAAGGAGAGGGCTTTGAACTCCATCCTCAACGGCGAGAAGATTCCCGGCTGGAAAGCTGTCGAGGGCCGTAGCTCCCGCGTTTGGAGCGATCAAGACAAGGCTATCGACAAGCTGATTGCGGACGGTATTGACCGAGCAGTCATCTACGACAGCGTTCCTAAGACGCTTGCTCAGTTGGAAAAAGTGCTTGGTAAGAAGAAGTTCGAGGAAATGGTCGGAGAGTTCGTGGTTAAACCGCAGGGTAAGCCTACCCTCGCAGACGAGAGCGATTCCCGAAAAGAGTTCAGCAGCGCCGCCGCCGATTTCGCGGGCGTGGCCTCGCAGAGTTAAAGAGACATGAGTTTATTCGACAAAGGTGAATATGACGCAGAGCAAATGCTTCAATATGAGAGGAGAAAATCAGATATGTATAACAATGTTCCTACCAAAGTTCTGACCGGCGAGGTTCGCCTGTCCTACGTCAATCTTGTCGCTCCGAGAGCGAACAACAATGACCCCACCGCTACCCCCAAGTATTCTGCGACCCTGCTTATCCCCAAGACGGATGTGGCTGTGAAGCAGAACATCGACGCCAGCATTGAGGCGGCTGCCACTGACGCGCAGGGGAAGATTTGGAACGGTGTTCGTCCTCCGGTTCTTCCGGTTCCTATCCACGACGGTGACGGAGTTCGTGAGAACGGCACTCCATACGGTCCTGAGTGCAAGGGCTGCTGGGTTATTACGGCAAGCTCCAAGAACAAGCCGCAGGTGGTTCATCAGAGCGACATCAACACCGAACTGCTCCCGCAGGATATTTACAGCGGTATGTACGCTCGCGTGACGATTAACTTCTTCGGCTACAACCGAGCTGGTAAGCGCGGCGTGGGCTGCGGCCTCGGCAATGTGATGAAGACCCGCGATGGCGAGGCGTTGGCTGGCGGTGCATCTGCTGCGGCTGACTTTGCTGGCGTAGGCATGGAAGCCGGTGCGCCTGCTACCCCCGCCTACGGAGCTGCGATGCCCGCTACTCCGGGTCAGGCAACGTACCCCAACACGGGTATGCAGCAGCCTAATCCGCTGGGCGTCCAGCCGGGGGCGATTAACCCCTTAACCGGCCAGCCTTACTTTGGATAAATCAAGCAAAGGCGCACGGCCACCCATAAAGTGGTCGTGCGCCTTTTTCATTAAGGAGGACAGTGATATGAAGAAACTAACTTGCCCTGTTTGTGGCACAGAATTCATTCCGCAGAGCAGCGAACACTACGTAGCTGCGGCTGATAATGCCGGTTCCGGGCTGAGCCGCCTTGCTGGTAGCGCCAAGCCCGAAACCTACTACGACGCTTTTGACTGCCCGCAGTGTGGCTGCCAGCTGCGCCCCAATACTCGTTTGATGGAGGTTCCTGTAAAGGCCGGTGAATGCGATGACGAGTAACACCTTTCGCATTGAATATCCGACCGGATATATGGAACTGAATGTCGGAGAGTTCTTCGCCACAGCAAACAAAAAGCAGGTCGCCAAAGCCCTCAAGTTAGCGAAGCAGTATTGCAGCGATATTCGCAGGGATGAACTCATAGATGCCATAGCTTTCGAGATCGACCGGAGAGATGGCGCGATTACGAAGCTGGAAAGCCTGAGAATGGCTGAGAGCAGCCATCTGTGGGAGTTCTTTCCGCAGGCGTACATCGAGCCGTCCAGCTATGAAAAAACCCTGCGAAAGCAGAGAGATAAGCTCACAGAAAACGCGGAGCTGGTTAAAAAAGCGAGGTGGGACGGATGACGCATTTATCTATCGACATTGAAACATACAGCAGCGTCCCTATCGCAAAAGCCGGTCTGTATAAGTACGTCCAAAGCCCGGATTTCGAGGTGCTGCTGTTCGCATACAGCGTAGATGGAGGCCCAGAGGAGATTGTGGATCTCGCGCAGGGCGAGATTTTACCGGACTGGTTGTTCGATGCTCTGGGCAATCCCGCATACATCAAACACGCCTATAACGCAGCGTTCGAGTGGTTCTGCCTCTCCAAGTTCTGCGGGCGTATGCTTCCGGTGGAGCAGTGGCGAGACACAATGCTGCACGGTCTGTACTGCGGATTCACCGCAGGTCTGGACGCCACAGGCAAGGCTCTCGGACTCCCTGCTGAGAAGCAGAAGCTCTCTGTAGGCAAGGCGCTGATTCGCTATTTCTGCGTTCCCTGCGCCGCTACACAGAGCAATGGAGGCAGAACACGAAATCTCCCAAAGCACGATCCAGATAAGTGGGAACTGTTCAAGACCTACTGCAAGGGCGATGTCGTTACCGAGATGGAAATTGACCGCAGATTGTCGAGGTTCCCTGTTCCTGATGACATCGAAAAGCAGTGGCAGACCGACCTCCTCATCAATGCGAGGGGCGTTGCGGTTGATATGAAGATGGTGCGCGGGGCGTTGGAAATTGACGCAGCCTCTCGTGAGAGGCTGATGTCTGAGGCGGTTTCCATCACGGGGCTTGAAAACCCCAACAGCGTGTCTCAGCTAAGCAAATGGCTCGAAGCCAACACCGACCACACTGTCGGAGATTTGAGGAAAGACACGGTTGCGGCGATGCTGGAAAGCAAGTCCATCAACGGTCCGGCAGAACGTATGCTGGAAATCCGGCAGGAGCTTGGAAAGACAAGCACCAAGAAATATGACGCGATTGAGGCTGCGGTGTGCGGCGACGGGCGTGTTCGAGGACTGTTGCAGTTCTACGGTGCGAACCGAACCGGCAGATGGGCGGGGCGGCTCGTTCAGGTCCAGAACCTGCCTCGAACCTATATCGGTATGCTGCCGTTTGCCAGAAACGCGGTAAAAGAGAGGAACGCAGATAAGCTGCGGTGTATGTATGGCTCCGTTCCTGATACACTCTCGCAGCTGATACGAACATCTTTCATCGCATCCGAGGGAAACACGCTGATTGACGCCGATTTCAGCGCCATCGAAGCGCGTGTTATCTCGTGGCTTGCGGGAGAGCAGTGGCGGCTGGACGTGTTCAGAACACACGGAAAGATTTACGAAGCGTCTGCCAGTCAGATGTTCGGCGTTCCCCTCGACCGAATCAAAAAGGGAAACCCTGAATACGAACTGCGGCAGAAAGGCAAGGTCGCAGAACTCGCCCTCGGTTATCAGGGCAGCACCGGCGCACTGATTGCGATGGGCGCTCTGCGAATGGGCATACCGGAGGATGACCTGCCGGACATTGTTTCCCGCTGGCGTGATTCCAACCGCCGCATTGTGGACTTATGGTACGCAGTGGAAAATGCGGCGGTGTCTGTCATTCAGACGGGGCGGCCAGCCGGTGTACGAAACCTCATTTTCGCAAGGGAAATGGACATCGAACACGGTCTGGACTTCCTTACAATAACCCTGCCGAGCAAGAGGAAGCTGTACTACGCGAATCCGCAGCTCGGCGTCAACTCTTGGGATAAACCGTCCATTCTGTATGGCGGCGTGAACCAGACTACGAAGCAGTGGACGCAGCTTGAAACGTATGGAGGAAAGCTGGTAGAGAACTGTATTCAGGCCATCGCCCGCGACTGCCTTGCGCTTGCGATTGAGAATCTCGAAGCGGCAGGCTATCACGTGGTTTTCCACGTGCATGATGAAGTTGTTATAGATTGTCCTGCTGACCGAGCGGATCTGGATGACGTTGTGCGGCTGATGACGAAGCCGATTCCTTGGGCGCCGGATTTACCGTTGAATGCAGACGGTTGGGTCGGGGACTTCTTTAGAAAGGACTGACGATATGACAAAGAAAGAGCGAGAAGAAAATCCCGGCGAATCCTTTGACGGTGGATACCACATCTATGCGAAAGAAAAGCACGCAGAGCGCGTTGCGAAGAATCCAGACCGGGTTCAGTACGCCATCGAGCAGTTTGAGCGCAACAATGTGGAGTACACGCTAAAGAACGCTCAGACCGGCCACTTCCACTGCCACAGGCAGTCAGACGATAAACTGTTCCAGTTCTGGGCGGGAACCGGCAAAATTATGGGATACAACAATGTCAGGGGTATTCACGCGCTGATTAAGCTGCTTACAGGTAGGTGAGATTATGGCGCAGGACAAAAAACCGCATCTCTACAAAAATTCGGAGGGCTACAACGACCCGACGGTTGGAGAGGCGATGAACAATATTGAGGCAGAAGAACGTCGGGTCCTTGAGCGGATAAGCGCTCTAATCCCGGTTATGAAAAAGACCGCTGAACTTGTCGGGTTTGAAGTGGTCGGGAGGATAGTCCTTGTGGACAAGGAAACCGGCAAGAAATACAAGTAAAGGAGGGCTGGGTCTAAATGCAATACGACAGAGAGATAACGATAACTGTCGGCAACAACCGAAAGAGCGTAAACTGGCAGCCCCAGTCCATTATGCTGTCGGAGTTCTACGAGAAGCTCAGAATACCGAATCGCTCTACCGAGACGATGCAGGAATACCTGAGCCTGAAAAAGTCCGAACAGGATGACCGGAAAGACATCGGCGGCTTCGTAGCCGGTAGTCTGTCGGGTGCTCGCCGCAGAGCGGGCGCCGTCACCGGCAGAGATATTATCACGCTGGATTTCGATACGATACCGCCGGGAGGGACAGATGAAATCCTGAAACGGGTTGACGGTCTGGGGTGCGGCTACTGCATTTATTCTACACGCAAGCACTCCCCGGCAAACCCTCGTCTCCGCATTCTTGTTCCACTCGATAGAACTGCAACGGCAGATGAATACGAGCCTGCTGCGCGTTTCGTGGCGTCAATTATAGGTATTGAGTTCGCAGACCCGACCACGTTCGAGGCTACGCGCTTGATGTACTGGCCGAGCTGCTGCTACGACAGCGAGTATGTGTTCACCTTTGGCGACAAGCCGATGCTCGACACTACGGCGCTGCTGCACATGATTGGCGAGAAATACGGCGACTGGCGTGATGTATCGAAATGGCCGCAGGTTCCGGGCGCAGATAACGCCTATAAGAAGCTGGCGATGAAGCAGAGCGACCCACTCAGCAAAGCTGGCGTGGTCGGTGCGTTCTGCCGGACATACGACATATATGGCGCAATGGACACGTTTCTCGATGGGATTTATGAACCGGTCGATAATTCGAGAGGCCGATTCACCTACCTCGGAGGAACGACCACTGGCGGCGCTGTGGTGTACGATAACGGGATGTTTCTGTATTCCCACCACTCTACCGACCCCTGCTGCGGCAGGCTCGTAAATGCGTTCGATTTAGTGCGAATGCACAAGTTCGGAGAGATGGACGACGGAGCAGACCCCAATACCCCCACGAACAGGCTGCCGTCCTACACAGCGATGTGCAACCTCGCAATCGAGGACCCCAAGGTTTCCCGGCAGCTGGCAAAGGAGCGGGCTGATTCTGCGGTCAGTGACTTTCAGGGGCTTACGGATTCTACCATTGAGGGTGACAACTTCGACTGGACGCTGGATTTGGAGCTGAATAAACAGACCGGCACGATAAAGGCCACCATCGACAACATTTGGCTGATACTCGAAAACGACCCGATGCTCAAGGGAAAGTTCGCGCTGAACGAGTTCGCGGGCCGCGGGGAGATCCTCGGCGACCTGCCTTGGAGCGCTTTTGAGAAGCGGCGCGGCTGGACAGACAACGACAATCAGGGGCTGTACTGGTACTTTGAAAAGGTCTACAAGATTACCGGCAACGGAAAGATTGACGGCGCCCTGTCCCTGCACAGCGAGAAGCATAAGTTCAATGATGTGCGGAACTACCTGTCCTCCCTATCGTGGGACGGCATTCAGCGCCTTGATTCCCTGCTGATTGACTACCTCGGCGCAGAGGATAAGCCCTACGTGCGGGCAGTCACGAGAAAGGCGTTCACGGCAGCTGTAGCGAGAGCGATGGAGCCGGGGTGCAAATACGACACAATGCTCATTCTCTCAGGGCCGCAGGGCATTGGTAAGTCCACGCTGCTGGATAGGATGAGCAAGGGCTGGTTCAACGATGGAATCAGGACATTCGAGGGCAAGGAAGCCAGCGAGTTGCTCCAAGGTGTGTGGTTGGTGGAGATCGGCGAGCTGGACGCTTTCAGGCGGACAGACGAAGCCCGAATCAAGCAGTTCCTCAGTCTTCGTTCAGACCGATTCAGGGCGGCCTACGGGCGGCACGTAAAGGATATACCGCGATGCTGCGTGTTCTTTGGCACGACAAATACTCCGGTGTTCCTGCGGGACAGAACGGGCAACCGCCGCTTCTGGCCTGTGGATGTCGGCGTTGTTCCACGCACGAAAACGGTGTGGGACGACCTCGATGACGAGATAGACCAGCTGTGGGCTGAGGCAGTTATGCGCTGGCGTCTTGGCGAAGCGTTATACCTTACAGGTGAGCTGGAGCAGATGGCGAAAGCTGAACAGGAAGACCATCGCGAGGTCAGCAGCAAGGAGGGCATCGTTCTTGATTTCGTTGAGAAGATGGTTCCAGAGGACTGGCAGAAGTGGTCGCTGGACAAGCGGAGACTGTTCCTCAACGGCACTGTGGAGGGCAACGTTCCTCTGATGAAGCGCGACAGGATATGTGCGTTGGAGGTCTGGTGCGAGGCTTTTGGAGGCCAGCCAAAGGATTTCAAATACGCAGAAGCGACAGAGATAAACGACATCCTGCGGTCTATGCCGGGGTGGGAAAAGTCCTCAAATGGACTGCGTTTTGGCTACTGCGGATACCAGCGTGGCTTCCTCCGTCGCTGAAACATTGGGGATGAAACATTCGAGGCAGATTTCACCATAAGTCTAACATCAGGAAAAATTAGAGAAGTTTAGGCGGGAAATTCAACACAATGTTTCACCCCTTGAATGTTTCAATGTATCGGGCAATGTTTCACCAATGTTTCGGCTAAAACCCGCACCGTTACTGGCTTTTTTGGCTTTTGAAACATTGAAACATTCATTCTTAATAGAGAGTGAAAATAGGGATATTAGAAAGGATTTAGAAATATAGTCGCACGACTTACGCGCCTAAAGCGCCTAATGCGCCTATACGCGCGTAAAGTATAGAAACACCAATGTTTCAGGAGGAAAACATGAATGAAAGTCGAATTGAACGCCGCCTTGTTGATGGCGTGAAGAAGTTGGGTGGAATGTGCCTAAAGTTCGTAAGCCCCGGTACACCGGGCGTTCCAGACAGGCTCATCATTACTCCGACAGGAAGAATTATTTTCGCAGAGCTGAAAACCGAAACCGGTCGTCTGGCGAAGATCCAGAGGTACACGATTGGAGAAATGCAAAAGCGCGGAGCAGATGTCCGCGTGGTAAAAGGCATCGACGAGGTATTGCAGCTGCTTGCAGAAATTGAGGGAGGCGAAACGCGATGATATTTAATCCTTATCCGTATCAGCAGTATTGCATCGACAGCATTATTTATAACAGGGCTGTTGGCTTATTTCTCGATATGGGTTTAGGTAAGACCGTCATCACCCTGACCGCCATCCACGACCTGCGATACAACAGATGGGAAGTTGCAAAGCCTCTCATCATTGCCCCGAAAAAGGTGGCAGAGGCCACGTGGACTACGGAAGCAAAAAAGTGGGAGCACCTGAAAATGATGCGGGTCATTCCGGTTCTCGGCACAGCACAGCAGCGGATACGCGCATTGGCGACGCCAGCAGATGTTTACGTTGTGAATCGGGAAAACGTGCAATGGCTTGTGGAGCATTTCAAAAATGCGTGGCCTTTCGATATGGTGGTTCTCGATGAGAGTTCGAGCTTCAAGAATTCCCAGAGCAAGCGGTTCAAATCCCTAAAGCTGGTCCGCAGTAGGATAAAGCGAATCGTTGAGCTGACTGGTACTCCGTCCAGCAACGGTCTTGAAGATTTGTGGGCGCAGATTTATCTTCTGGACGGCGGCGCCAGACTTGGCAAAACTCTCGGTGCGTATCGGGACAAGTATTTCGTCCCCGGCAGAAGAAACCGCACGACGATTTTCAATTACGCGCCGAAAGACGGCAGCTTCGAGATGATTAAGCAGGCCATCAGCGACATCTGCATCAGTATGAAAGCGGAGGATTATTTAACCCTGCCAGATATGCTGGTAAACAATGTGCCGGTGGCGCTTGACAGTGCGGCGGCGAAAGCCTATGCGCAGCTTGAAACGGACCTGCTTCTGCAAGTGGACGAGAATATGATTACCGCCGGCAGCGCGGGAGTTCTGACAGGCAAGCTGCTACAGCTTTGCAATGGGGCGATCTACGATGAAAACAAGAACGCGGTCAAAGTTCACGATTGCAAAATCGACGCCTTTTTGGAATTGATTGAGCAGTTGAACGGGCAACACGCTTTGGTTTTCTATAATTTTCAACACGACCGCGACCGGCTGGTCGAGGCGTTGGCAAAATACAACCTGCGAGTTCGGGTTTATTCTCAGGCCAAAGATGAGCAGGACTGGAATAACGGGGAGATTGACGTTCTCCTCGCCCACCCTGCGCGCTGCGGCTACGGCTTGAACTTGCAGCAGGGTGGCCACCATGCAATTTGGTTCGGGCTGACTTGGAGCTTGGAGCAGTACGAACAGGCGAACAAGCGGCTGCACCGTCAGGGGCAGGAGCATCCGGTCATTATTCATCACCTGATTGTGCAGGGCGGTATGGACGAACAGGTGGTTGAAGCTCTCGAAAACAAAGGCGATATGCAGAACGCCTTGATGGACGCTTTGCGAGTGCGTATCAGTAAACTTCGCAGTTAAAAAAGGAGGTGGCGGTAATGAACAAAGAAGAAATCGCAGAGGTGGCGCGTGTTGCTGCGCAGGAAGTCCTCGCCAGAAAAGATGCCATCATCGACGAGGAATTTGACGCCCGATACCACGACGTTAATCTGTTGATGAAAAATTACCGGAAGTTGAAAGCGCATTACGCGAACGTCTCTCCCGACACGTTGGAGGTCAGCTGCATCTGTTCCATACGTCGGAAGACCGGATTGATGATGAGCCACGTTGACAAGATGCTTACGGCATACGAGGCACTGTGCAAAGACGCGGTGAACCCGGACGAGGCCCGCCGGTGGGAGGCTCTCAACTTACGGTACATTGACGGCGAACGGCTGAGTGTGGATGACATCGCCGAGCGCCTTAACATAGACAAGCGGACTTTTTATCGGGACATCAACCGTGCGATGGAGGATATGGCCGTTCTGCTGTTCGGCATAGAGGCCATCGGTTCGTGGAAGCACAAGAAATGAGGAATCAGGGAGCTGAAAAAGCTCCCTGATTTTTTATTCTCCGTTGCTTTTCGAGAAAATTTTTCCGAAAAAATTTTAGGAAAAACCTTGACGAAAACGACTGAAAGTGCTATAATAAGAATGTAAAGAAAGATAAAAGAAGACCGTAGGAGGTAAAAGAATATGAACGACTGCATCAGAGCTGAAATGGAATATCGAGAATGGCGCGAATGCCCGCAATGGTATTGCGTGAAGACGCTGTTCAGAGCCGACGGAACAATGGAAAGCGAGATCGTCTCTGATGAGAAAACCAAAATCCCAATCGCCATTCAGAGCCTTGAGAAACCGCAGGACGGGGTGTTCGAGGATATGAGCGGCACGACGTATTACACATACCACCAAGGATATGAGGCAGCAGCGAAGCAGGTTGCAGCCGCGAGAGTATAGGCAAATACAGCAGACCTTTTCAGTCATTTGCAACTCCTACTTCACCACCGCCTCTCGGCGGCTTTTTCTTTGCCTGAAATCATACTGGCTAAGGAATAACTTATCATCGAGGGCTGTTTCACGGTAGTAAACTCCGTTTTCGTACCACTCGCGCTGTATTCTTTCGCCCTCTCTCATTTCAGGCATACTGGACTTCGCCTGCTGTGCAAGCTCCGTCGCAACCGCGAGTAGAACAGAGGTGGCAGCAGTCATTCTTCTTGCTCAACGTCGTCAGCCAATAGCTCCTCGATGGTGCAACCATACAGCTTTGCAAGCATCGGCAGCTTATCCGCTCTCGGCTTGGCAAGACCACGCTCCCATTTGCTTACGGCAGATTCCTGAACACCGACGGCCTTTGCAACCTCTCGCTGCGTAGGAATCGCCCCGCGAAGTCTGCGCTCTCTCATTACGTTCATCCTTACACCTCCTTTTATGTCCTGCGGGTCGCTTTCTTTACTTACATTCTTATTATAGCACTTGTATTCCTCAATGTCAACTCCTACTCTTAAATTTTTCCCGAAAAAATCTTAGGTTGACAACTTGAATTAAAAGACATATAATAGACTTACAGTAAAGGAGGTAGACTTATGGACGGATTCGGAGAGCGACTGAGACGGTTGAGAAAAGACTGCGACATCACACAAAGCCAGTTGGCAGATGTTATCGGGGGCGTGCCGTCCGCCATCGGGAAATATGAGCGCCTGCCGCAATCGTTCCCGAGTGTGGAGGCGCTGATAAAGATAGCCGATTACTTCAATGTGAGCATTGACTATTTGTTGAGAGGAACGCAGACCGTTCCTGCCGTGGAGAATAACATCAGCGGGCAGCTCACAAACAGCCCGTTTATTCAGGCCAACCACGGTGGTATGGTTATTAACGGAGAGCAGGCTATTTCGCCGGAGGCGATGGAGCTGCTGCACATCTATGAAATACTGAACGGACGTGACCGGTTGAAACTTCTCAACTTTGCCGTTGAATTGGAGGAGGGGACGAAATAATGAAAGTATCGCTGGAAATAAAGAAGAAGTGCGCTTTCTTCTGGCTGCGGGCGATCCGCAATGCCCGGATAGATAAGTGCTGCGCGAAGTGCTTTATTGGAGATGCCTTTCACGAGGTCTTTGAGGGGACGCGCTATAAGGAAAAAGCTCTGGTGAAGCTGGACATCACGCCCGATGAGAAAGTCAAGGCATATTATCTTTGCGGTCTGAGCAACGGCTTCAAGTACGACGAAAATACGCACGTTGCTTTCGTACCATGTGAGGGTCAGAATATCGAGATTGACAACGACCGGATTCGGCTGGTAATCACCGATGCTCGCCAGATAGACTTTCAGAGCTACCAACCCCATCCAGAGGGCGAGTTTACAGAGGAACAGCGCACCTGCCGTAACTGGATATTCGCCAACTACCTGTTAGACGGGATGCCGCTGTGAAACGCGCAGCCCTCTACATCCGCGTCTCTACATTGGAACAGGCGCAAGAGGGCTACTCCGTAGGCGAGCAACGGGAGCGCTTGATTGCGTACTGCAAGGCGCAGGATTGGCTCATTGCCGACATATACGTGGACGGAGGCTACACCGGTAGCAACCTGAACCGCCCCGGCATTCAGAAACTGATTGGCGAGACAGAAAAGTTCGATGTGGTGCTGGTCTACAAGCTCGACCGCCTATCCCGCTCGCAGCGGGACACCCTCTATCTGATAGAGGAGATATTCAGACCCAACAACGTGGACTTCGTTTCCATGCAGGAGAGCTTCGATACGTCGTCCCCGTTCGGGAAAGCGATGATAGGTCTGCTCGCTGTGTTCGCCCAGCTTGAGCGTGAGCAGATTAAGGAGCGCACGTGGATGGGTCGCGTTGCGCGGGCAAAGACCGGGCTTCATCACGGAGGAGGGAACATCCCCATCGGCTATGACTACTCGGACGGCAAGCTTATCGTGAATCCCTATGAGGCTGAACAGGTACGTAAGATATACGAGTGGTATCTTGCCGGAGACTCTCTGAAAGCCATAACCGACAAATTGCAGGACGCTGGGTATACAAACCGGTACAGCAGCTATAATTCGTGGACGAGTGTGCGAAACATCTTGGAGAACGAAACCTATATCGGTCGTCTGCACTTTGGAGATGTGGTTGTAGACCACGCACACGAGGCCATCATAACGGAGGAACAATTCAATGCCGCACAGATATTACGCGGAAAGCGCAGGGAACAGTTCGGGAGCCACGCTTTCCAATCCAAACACGTGCTGACCGGGCTTCTGTTCTGCGGACACTGCGGCGGCAGATACTACCTGCGCAACACCGGGAAATACTCATATTATGCCTGCTACTCCCGAACCAAGCAGATGAAAAACATGATTAAGGACCCGAATTGCCAGAATAAAATATGGCGGGCGCAGGATCTGGAACCTATCATCGAAGAAAAGATACTCGCGTTGCTCCGCAATCCGAAGCTGGCAGAGGAGCTTTCTGCGAGCCGAAGAAAAGCACCAGCCCCTGTGAGTAAGAATACCGACATCGAAAAGCGTATCCGCGATATTGACCGACAAATCAGCAAGCTGATGGAGCTGTACCAGCAAGATGATATACCGCCGGAACTTCTCGGAGAGAGGATAAACCGGCTCTATGGGGAAAAGACCGCTTTGGAAAACACCCTCACCCCGGTTGTAGAGCAAAACGCTGTGCCGCTCGATTTGGTGTCGGAACTCATCGAAGACGCCGCAGAGATTTGGGATTTTGCAGATGAGGGGCAGAAACGCCGCATTCTGCAAAGCCTCGTATCTCGCATCGTCCTCACCGACGACCAAGTTGATATTGAGTGGGCATTTTAGCGCAAAAGAAAAAAGCCCTCCCGCGCAGGATAATTCCTACGTGGGAGGGCTTTTAAGTTACTTCTTTTCAGTGCCGAGCTGGGAAACGGTGATGCTTGCGGCGGTAGCCGCGGCAGTGCTGGTTGCCACCTCCGTGGCGCCGTTTGCGGTAGCAGGCAGGGTAATCTTCTGCTTACGCACCTCTGCCTCAATTTTGGTTGTCAGGTACTCCTTGAGGTCGCCGTACAGAGCTTCGATAAACGCCTGCGCAGCGGGGCTGATAGAGGCAAGGCAAGCGGTAAGGGCTTTCTGCGCCGCTTCTTTCTGCGCCTCCAAATCGAATTTACCAGCCTGCTTCAAAGCGTCAACATAGGTCTGGCTGGTAGCCGCGACAGCAGCGGAAACCGCATCGGCGATCTCCGTGATGTACCCCTGCGCCTTTGCGTTTTCCGTTTCAGCAGCGATGTTCGTCGCCACTTTCTTCAAGTAGGCGATGGCGAATGCCGTGAGAACTGGAACCACAGCCGTGACAACGGCAATCAACAAATCAGATAACAGTTCATTCATCGTGATAACCTCCTATTTCCATTATGCTTTTTCGCAATAGTCAAGAGAGATCCAGCCCGCGCCGGATTTCAGCTTGCCCCACTTAGATGCTCCCGTGCCGGAAGCCTCCTCAATAATCGTGTAAACACCCGGCTTGATGAACCCCTTTTGGGCATAATTCGTGCCCGGGCCGCTGCGGATGTTCAGGTCTGCGATTTTCACGCGCACCGTATAATTGGTTGCTCCGGACACGTCAGCCGCATCCACCCAGCCATATACGTTGCCGGTGGTATCGGTATGAACCACGTGGTACGGGTGCTTTGCGTTTGCAGACACAGCGGTAATTTTGGCGGGGCCTGCCTTTGCAGCAGAGCCGCTGGCGGCATTTGCGCTGGCATAGTGCCTGCTTCCGGTGAAGTTTACCACGGCTCCAACGCTCAGCCCCGTGGAGGGCGCGCTGGGAGCCGAGGGCTGCGAAGCGGAACCTCCGAGCTGCACTGTAACCTTGCTGGCAAGGTCGCCCATGCGAGCGTACATCCAGTTGCCGGGGCAGCTTTTGTTGGCAAACCACCTGTGAACGGTCAAGACCATCTCGTCCGATTTCGGGGAATAGTTGAGGGTCTTGTCCTTATCGCCCAGCCAGAGCAGTTTCTTCTTACCGTTACGCTTGCAGATGTCCACGCACAGGGCAATGAGCTTCTGATACACCACATCCTTAAAAGCGTAAGGTTCGGTGGTATCGGACGCGCATTCGATGGTTACTGCTCGCTGGTCGTTGGCGTTGGAGGAGGTACACCAAGAACGGTTCTTTTCCTCACAATACATTCCTACACGACCATCTGCACCGATTCCGTAGTTGCAGGATGCTTGACGGGACGTGGGTGCGAAGATGTTTCCCAGCGTCTCCACGGAACACTGACCTACCACGCAATGCGGCGTGATGCGGTCGATGGCGTGGGTGCGCTGGCCGGAATGGTTCGGACTGAGTTTCGTATAACTTACAAGGGTGCTGTTACTCATAGGGTTTCTCCTTTCAACCGGAGCCGGAATCTGTGTGTTCTTCTGCGGGCCTGTCCTTATCCGGCCACCGGTTATTTTTGCTCAGGTTTTCAACAGCGGATTTTATACAGTAGGATAGCACCACGCCGATAATCTCCGTAACTGCTACTTGGGACAGGCTCTCTGCAATCTGCGGCTTGTCAAGGTAGGCGAGTATGTAGCTGCACCATACCCAAGCGAAACCGTTTATCAGGCAGACCCAGACCACTTTTTTGGTGGTTTCCATTTTCTGCTTCTTCGTCTTGCGGCTTTTCTTACTGCCAAAATGAAGCAGCAGAAGTGAGCCGCCCACGCCGATAAAAACGGACGCCGCAGCAATCAGAACAATCTCCATAGAACACCTCCTTTCATCCGGCAAAGGTTCTTACATTCCAAACTGCGTAAAGATGAAGCCGATGATGATACCGACAACGGCGGTAATGATGTAGCCCACAACCTTGCGCCACATTTCACCGTCCCTGCTCTCAAGAACCTCCAATCGTTTGCCCTGCTTTTCCTGCTCCTTTACCATGCCCTCGATATTGGTCGCCAGCTTCTCTACCGAGGTAGTCAGCGCGCTCATATCCCGGACACTTTCCTCTAACAGCTCAATGCGTCGGTCTTGCCGTTTATCCCATTCTTCGAGCCTCTTGCTGAACTCCTCGTGTTCCGCTCTCGTGATTGTATCCTCCACGTTTTCCTCCTTTCCCGCCGGCCACGCCGCGTAGTTTATTTAAGCAAGGGACGCACTCGCACTGTAACAGGAAGAACATTACCCCGCTTACGATTACAGGCCGTCAATAACCTCCACGGCGTAGTCCAGACAGCTTTTCGCCGTCTGGTCCTTTTCTCGCCAGTATTCTGCCGCTCCCCCTGAAAGGCTGTCCGCTACCACTTTGATGATGAGACACGGCACTCGGTTTCTGTCGCAGGTCAGCAGAATCCCGGCAGCTTCCATATCACAGACATCAGCTCCGAATTCATTGTGCAGCCACGATTTTTCCGCTGCGTCCCCGATGAATTTGTCACCGGACGCGCAAACCACGCGGCGAAGCTCGGATGAAACCAACTCTGTCAAAGCGGGAGGAACAGGAATCAAACGGTCTGGATACTCCATATACCGTCCAGCCGGTACGTTATCCACGTCAAACAGATCGTACTGGTAATGAACCACTTTCGTTACGACGCAAGGTTCTCCCGAGCGAAAATCGTTCGTGCAGCCGCCTACAACGCCGTAGTTGAGGATTGCCGCCACTCGATACTTGTCAATCAGATACTGCGTTGCTGACGCCGCGTAGATTTCACCCGCTCCACATCGGAGCGCATAAAGCTGACAGCTTTCTGATTGATAAAGGACCGTCCCCATCTTATCTTTCAGGGGGCGGCCCTCTCCAAACTTCTGCCGCAATGCTTCATCTTCCACAGCGACAACTAATCCAATTTTTCTCACATCTGCTCACCCGGCGAAGAAGCCTCATCCTTTCTGCACATCGTCTATCGTACCCAAGTCCTCCCATCGCTCCGGCATAGCGGAGGGAGAGAACTCATTGTTGTCATGCGTGTTCTTCCACACGTGGTTCAATTCCGTGCAGCACTCATCCAGTGCGTACAGGCCGCTGGTTCCGTTCGGAGCGAGCCACGGTTTTGCCTTTACAGGGTCTTTCGTGTGACAAATACTCCACAAAGCGGGGAGCGTGGAGGGAGAACCCTCAAAGCTGGACGCATTGTAGGGCGTAATCAGCTTAAACACCTGCTTCTCGTCATCCACTTCCTCGTAGACGGGAGAACCGGCAGGCCAGTCCGTATAATCCTTTTCTGGGTCGAACTTCGGCACTTTGACTTCCTCGGCGATAATTGCTGTTCCGTCCAAGTCAGAAGCCCTGCCACGGAGATCCAGCGCATCCGCTGTTCCCTGCGAACGCAGGGCCTGCAAAACTACATCTTTGTTTGTCATGCTGTCTCAACTCCCTCCTGATAAGCCGCCGCCATCTCATTCCAGATTGCCTCGGCTTTTGCAACCGCGACAACCGGGTCGGAATAGCGATAGTGGCGGTCGATTTCGTACCAATCGTAGCAGTTTTCCTCATCGTCCTCCTGACTATCAATCTTTCGGACAATGCGGAAGCAGTCGATGATGGTCTGGTCTGGATAGACCCTCTCGATTTGCTGGAAGCCGGTCAGGTCGGTATGGGCATCGCTTTTAATTTTAAGGACCTCAATGTCTTCCTGCGTTCCAAATACGTATTCCACGTCAGTTCCTCCTTTCGTTTCTGGTTACGGATGATTTTCTTCAACTCCCGAACGATATGTTCTCCTTTGTAGAGATACCGGTAGAGGTTGAAGTTGTTGCAGTGCTTTAGCTGCCCAAGTCGGGAAATCAGGCTTGCAGCTGCACCCGCCAAAATGCGCTTACCCCTGCGCTTTCTCTTTCGGTATTTGGCTATCGCCCGCTTGATACGGAGCAGATTGTGCTTGCGCGGAATTGTGAATCCACGCCCATACCGATACCCAACAGCGTCAGGCAAGCGGCTCTTTTGCCTTTTGAACCCATTCCTCGGAGGGTCCAGAGGCATTTTAGGGTTTGTGCGAGCAACGGGGAATATCTGCCAATCGTCCTTTAGACGCAGCTTATGGGCAACCAGCCATTTCTCGATGAGCACCCTCAACTTTTTCAGCTTTCGTTTGTTTGAGCCGAATATTGTGAGGTTGTCCATATACCTGACGTTGTGGTCGCTAAGCCCGCTCTCCCGTATCATCATATCGAGCGGCTGCAAAACCGTGTTTGCAAACCACTGCGAGGTGTATGAACCGATGAGGATTCCGTCTTTTACGATGCGCCAGATAAGGTCGAGAACACGATGGTCTTTAATCAGATGCCGCATACGGTTCATCACAACATCAGCTTCAAGGCTGTCGTAGAAATGGTAGATGTCACCGCACAGCTCGTACCTCGTGCCTTTCGGGTCTTTTCTCATCCAGCCCTCGATAGCCGCTCTTGCGTGATGCGGGCCTCTGCCGCGAATGCTGCCGCAGCAGTAATGGTCCATACCCCGCATGAAAACCGGTTGCAGGATCTGAATGAGCGCGTGATGCACGTACTGGTCGGGCCACTGCGCCGGTTTACTGACGGTACGCCACTTCCGAGCGCTCACGTCCCATCTCTGCGTAACGTGAGGCGGCTTTGGCTCAAAGCCCTCGATGATGATACGCCGCAGTTCTTCAATGCGCTCACTCTTTGTTTCCTCTACCCAAGCAGTGCATCTGTTCGGGCGGTGGTGAGTGCGCCAGTGATGAGTGTGGTTCACTTCGTCGATGGCTAAAGATAAATTCTCATCTGAAATTAAGGGTTCAAATAGGTTCTTTGCTCTTTTCACAGGGACATATTTCCTCCTTTTAGCTTTACGAGCTTTCCAGCGCTCCTTTCGGAGTGTACTAACCCGCTCCCTGAACTGCTTATCTTCACCGAGAGGTGCGCGACTACCTGTGCCGTGATAGAGGATTGTTAGCAAAACACATAAAAGGGTGCGGCAGCCGATGTTGTCGTTCGCATTCGATGTGCTGTTGTAGTTGACGTAGAACAAGCCGTGGTTGGTGTTCTGGTTGTAGTTGCCACCAACGTAGAGGCACGGGTTCGACGAGTAGAAGTACCAGCTATCGCACGAATACGTAGAATCACTGCCGCTCGCAGCAGTCGGATAGAACATCGGGAATCCTCCCGTTGTCGATACATTAAACGCAGACGGATAACCATTGCTCGGCGTACCAACGCTCGTGCCGCCGCTGCTGTCGCTGAAATTGGCAGGGTTCAAAATAAGATTCATACCGCCGCTGTTGTAGTAGCAGCCGTCCATCCAGTCGTAGCAGTTGCCCCACAGGTCTTCGATGTTTCGATACTGCGTACCTACGCCATAAGCCGTGCGGGAGGACTGCATCGTTCCGGTATGGTACGGCATACTATCGGACGCGCCCATATTCTGTACCGCGCTGCCGTTGCCACAGCCGTACCCGATTTTTGCCTGCGAGTTCCAGTCGGCGAACTCCACAATATAGAGCAGCCAGATGGTGAATCGCATTGCGAAATCCATCTGCCAGATGTTCGCGCCAAGTCCGTGAATCGAAGAACGCGCATTGGAACGAGTGATGCTGACTTTCGGCTTCTGGCCGGACACGCTCTTATAGCCAGATGTACCGCAGTGATAACGCCCGATATAGACGACATCTCGTTCGCCAGCCCCGTCTCCACGGTTCATGTGTGCAGGAGATACCGAGAACCCAGCGGTTTCTTGGTCGGCAATCTGAATTTTCATTCCGCTGCCGCTCTTGGTGATTTTGTACCAGAACTTCGGAATTGCCACTACAACGTTGCCAGAACGGGTGCTCTTTGTCATACCCGCCCAAGGTTGCAGGTTATCGAATGGAGAGCTGTAACTTGAAGCACCGGCGACATAGGGAACAGGGTCGGTGAATCCGGCGGCGTTATCAGTACGTGACCACTTAGTCGTGCTCGTTCCGTCCCAGCTCACTCCGTAGATGTTCACGAAGTTCACCGTAATTGCGCAGGTCTTATCCGCAGGAGCGTTGTGGTTTGTGCCGGCGGCAACCTTAACCGTCACCGTAGTCGTGCCGGTTGCCTTGCCTGTAACGGTAATGGTATTTCCGCTTACGCTGACCGTCGCAACGCCCGTGCTGCCGGAGATAGCGGTGATTGCGCCGTCTCCCGCTCGCGTCACAGTAATCGTGCCAGTCTTTGTGGAGTTGTTCAGGGTCAGGTTGGTAGGATTGAGGCTCAAAGAACCGGCGGCCTTTGCAATAGTCCAGTTCACCGTCTTAGCTGCGGTCGTGTTGTCAGCCCACTTGTAGTTTGCGGTAGGTGTAAAGGTGGCGCCATACGTACCGGCATTTGTGCCGGAAGAAGTTCCACCGAGGGTCATTTTGCTGGAATCGTAACCCGTCCACGTAGGAGACTGCGCCGAACCGGTATAGGTAAGGCTGCTGCTTACCGTGGGAACCGCGATTGCAGCCCTGTCAATCGTCCACTGGACGGTCTTTGCGGTAGAAGTTCCGTCAGACCACTTGAAGCCAGACTTCGGCGTGAACGTAGCCGAATAAGTGCCAGCGTCCGTAGCTTGCGTAGTACCGCCGATTGTGAGTTTGTTCGCATCGTAGTTGAGCCACGTCGGGGACTGCTGCGAGCCTGTGTAAACCAGCGTTTCGCTTGCAGACGGGATGATGTTGATGGTGTTTGTGAAGTCGGTGATGGCATCGGACGCGGACTGCGCAAGGTTTTTCGCGTCCTGCGCAAGCGTCTTCACCGCATTCAGTTCCGACGCACTTACGCCGGGGGTATTTACAGATCCATACGCCATAAGTAATTCCTCCTTTTAGTTTTCGGGCTTCTTCAAGAGCGCCAGTGTAGCTGTGATTTCACCCTCTGGCGCCGTTTCAGCATACAGTCGGATACCGCCGGAAAGGGTTCTGCTGACCGTATATAGCCCGCATTCTTTCGCAGCCGCAAGGTCCTCTGGATGCACACTGACAACCGGAATCATTTCCTCCGTGACGCCCTCCAATGGAATATCCACATATCGGATTCCGTCAGGAGCTTCGGATGCGCCGATGTCCCATCCAGTGGCGGGGATAGTCAGCGCCCGCTCCTCAACACTGGAAAGACCGCCGTGCGCAGAGGGGTCATTATTGTGCGAGATAATTGCCTGTTCGACCTCGCCGACGGTTGCAATGGTGTCCGGGTCAATCACAGCTGTAACCGTATCCACATCGCCGACCGCCACAATCAGGTCAAAGGTGGCGAGTTTGCCTACAACGGAACTCGCGGGGCGAATCCATTCCGGCTCATTCTCCAAGCACAGATAAGTGTACGGAACTTCACCGTCATCAGGGTCATCCGCATACAGAACGATGTTCGTCAGGTAAAAGCCGGTTTCTACGTCCTCGCTCTTGATTCGCACCGTTACCTGACACTCGCCGTCAACCGGATTGGAGATAGATGCGATTTGCGCATCCATCACATATTCGGCAGGCCCCGTCATCGTCTTCGGAGTCAAACCGTCCGGTATCTCCCCGCTGCCGACAGAGGCTTTCGTGTAGTTCATTGTGCAGCGTCCGGCAAGAACTTTTCCGATAAGAGCGATACCGGACATAGAGCCGTAACTGCCGTCCTCAAATTTTGACATTCTTATTCCTCCTTGTCAATTCGTTTGGATGTTATGCGGGTGTGGTAGATAATGCCCGCTGTGCCGCCGCGTGTATCCGTATGCGCTCGTTTCTGCGGGGCATAGGGTGCAGATACCTCCGACGGCTGAAAGACGCCGTAGAGCGTTTTCAGGGTCGTCTGCGCCTCTCTGTCTTTTGACGGTGGCAGAACAGAGTAATCCATCCCTATCAACCCGCAGTGCTGCATAAAAAGCTCTCTCCTGTACTTCTGATGCGTCCGCAGATAAAGCCGCAGCCCTACACCCGCAGCGAGGATACGTTTGATGGCACTCGCTATCAGGTCCAGCATTTCAATGCGTTCAGGGGCAAGCAGATTCTGGTCTACATACAGCTCGATTTTGGCCGGGTAAACCTCGTCCAGCATAACTTCCGATACATCGACTTCCAGCAGCGCACTCGCAGCCTCAATTACCGTGTTGATGTCGCCGCCGGAGAGCTGCGCCATCAACTTCACCTTTATCGCCATTCGATAGAAGCGGTCGTCGGGGCTGATTCGGGCGACGCCAAAATTGGCGCCGTAGCGGTCAAGAACCGCACCCTCCGCATAGTCGATGTCTTCCCACAGCTTTATCAGCTCTGCCTGCTCCTCTACGGAATCCAGCCCCCAAGCGAGGATAGCGAACAACTTTCCGATGTTCGTTTCGAGCGGGAGATCCAAATGGCGGTTGTTATAGTCTTTTCGCGTGTAGGCGCTCGTTAGAGCGTACAGCATCTCAGAAAGGTAATTCCTCATGCCACCGTCACCTTACTTTCATCGGTGATGGCTTTTTCACGTGCGGCGATGATGATGTTTTCTCTGCTGTAATCTGAGCCGTCAGAGCTAATTTCCAAGTCAAAGTCAACCACGCCGGGGACTTTAAGCACTTCGGTGGGGAGCGCAACACAAATCACGTCCTGCCCGATTGCCATTCCTCCGCGCGTATTGGAGCCGATGAAATTCACGAGGTTCTGCTTGATACGGTCGATGCCATCCAGAGGGAACACGCTGTTCGTTTCAAGGCCCGTAATCTTTATCCACACATTGACGGGAGTGGGTCGGCTGAACTTGATATTGTGCGTCGTTCCGGCAGAGCTTACAACCGCCACGGTCGTATTGCCATAGGTCTGAATCCCGGCAGCTTTTCTTCGGAAAATTGCCCCCGCTACATCTTCATCAAGGCCGCCATAGGCTATGATTTCAAAAGAGTGGGGCGGCAGACCACTTTCGCTAACGCCGTCCGTGTCGTTTTCCTCGCCCGCAACAGCGATGACAGCTTCTACACTCTCGTAAATCTCGGCGATAATAGCATCAAGGTTCACGCCACCGGCGAAGTCAACCGACAGATAATATCGCTCTCGGAACTCCGCATCCGTCTCAGTATTTCTGCCGCCCTCGAACGAGGACGCATTCGTTACCGCTTCGATACCGCTCATAGGGTTCACGATATTCGTAATCGTGTTCTTGTCGGTGTTTCCATCAGGACCCGCAACAACCGCAGACGCAGACAATGTTACACTGCCATTGGTTATCACGCCCGATTGGAGCGTGATATACTGCTCTCCGGCGTTCGTTTCAGCAAGATACCCCTCCGGCACTTCTACCCCGCTTGTTCCAGTGAAAGTCAGGTAGCCAACTGCTTTCTGAGCACCGAGCAATTTCAGCCCGATTGCCCGTCCAAGATTGTAGAGGCTCGCCCCTACAGCGGTATCAATGAATCGGCTGTTATACACATCTTCCAGTGTGGAAAACAGGAGATTCAGCATCCAAGCGTAAATACGCAGGAACACACCAAGCGGGGAGCGCACCGTCAGGTTTGCCCGCGACCCAAACAGCTCACGGGCTTTGTATTCCAAAGCGTCCAGCAGTTCTGCATAGGTGGGACGCCTGAATCCGGCATCTGTCAGCCCCCAATCCGTTGTTTTCGCCATTACGCAGTCACCTCCAATGCTATTTTCTCGCCATCTTCAAGCGTGGCAGTTAGTTCAACAGTTATTGTTCGGCCTTCAAATGTGACCAAAATAGAATCAATCCGGGAAACAGCGGGTTCCTGAAACACCGCTTCCCGGATTACTTCTTTCACCTCGTCATCATCAACATCGTTCATACTGACGCCGACAATGCTTTCATAATCAGTCCCGTGCGTTTCATCTGCAAAGAATTCAGCTTTCCACGCGAGAAGTGCGTGACGCACGTTCTGAACCGTAGTGTCATCTCCATAAATCTTTCTGAACGACCCGTCCGTATCGAAAATTAAATCTCGTGTTTCGGGGTCAATCAGCAACGTCATATTATCCATACTGCCTCCTTATCCGGGCTGCCCTGTGCTGCCGCCGGAACAACCGGGGTGCGTGTGATGGGCGCCGCTTACACTGTTCTCAGCCAGAACATCGCCGGAAGCAGTTATCTTTCCGTTGACGGTCAGGTCACCTTTTATGGTAACGCCCGCCGCCGATACAGCCACGTAGATTCCTCCGCTCTCCGTCGCAAGGACAAGGCTGTCAGAGGGCAGACCAGAGGAGGAGTACCCGCCGGCCACAATCGCACCGATGAAGATAGCGTCTGTGGTCGCGTGATTTCTTTCCGTAAGAGGCTTAGCTTCTTTGCCGCCCGTTACCGTGCTGTCCATATCGTGGTCGAGATAGACCACAACGCCGGTGTCTCCGGCTTTTATCCACGGTCGGGTAATGAAGCCTCCGCATCGGGTACACGCCACAGGAACGCCCAAAATCGGCGGCTGGCTTTCATATTTTCCGTTTTGTAAATGTTTCGAGAGCGGCTGAACATCCACCGTCATCTTCGCCGGATCAAACGACGTAACTTTGACAACTGCCGCCACGCAGATTGATTCAGCAATCCTCTTGTCGTGGATCTGCTGATACACATATTCGTTTATGCCAGACATCTCACCGCTCCTTTCTCAATATGGCTTTAGCTCCATCGAGGTTTTCCAGTTCCCCGTCCTGCCGCCTTTGTGTGAGCCTTTCACGACGATAAACCGGCCATTCAGATTGCTGGACTGGATTTTAACTACCTCTGCGGTAGCAATCCGGTAGTTGAGCAGGCAGGAGCGGGAGATGGTATCGTCCTCTCGGTCCTCACCTGTTTTTTGTGAATTCAAGTCAGTCTCCACAGGGATAACTACTTTTTCCTCGTCTGCTCTCAACAGACCGGTAGCGGAGGTCAGCGTAACGCCGTTGTTGATTCCGTCATCGGCTTTTGTGATGTAGATTTGGCCGGTCGCTCGGATAATGAAGCGGCTTTTACACTCGCTCACCACAATCTCCGTCAGCACCTGTTTCAAATTGCCCCGGCACACTCTGCCTCTTGGGTAGCTGATGTCTTCTGTCAGCTCGCATTTTGAAACCTCCACGCCGAAGATATTGAGCAAATCTCGGACGATAGCCGACGCTTTCATTCCCTTGGCGTAGGTCTTGTTTATCAAACTGCCGAGTATTTCATCTGCACAGGGCTGCACAGTCAGGGTAGAAGTCCAGTCGGTGTTTGCCTGTTTGTGTTTCAGACCGACCACTTTTCCAATCAGGACGCAGCCTACGTCGCCCTCATACCCTGCGTTCAGAACAACAGGGTCGTTCTTCTTTATGCTCGCTCGCGTTGTTTCGGACAGGTTCGTCACCGTTATTGTTGCCACAGGCGGCTCATCGCTGTCTTCAAACGGAATATCGAACGTGAAGTTCAATCCTCCAAGCGTGTACTGCTTGTTTCCGATTGTGAGCGAGGCATCTCTAATCCAAAACGCCATATCACTGCACCGTCCTTTCCCGCAGATACAGCTTCACGTCCTTGCCGAAATTGTCTTTCGTGACTTCGGAAATGTTATCTCCTGTAATACACAGAGGAATTATGACCGGTATTGGAAACCGCTCGTCCTCAACAACATTGAACAGCGGACGGGCGTATCGGACGATTTCTCCGAACACAAGGACGTTTCCGTTCACATCGAGCAGGTCTATCGTGTAAAACCCGCCGATGTCGTTGTATTTCACAGTAAAGCTGAATGTCTTATCCGTCAGCTTGATGGAGAACGAATACGGCACTTTTGAGGCGTCGATGTTGATATATTCAATATCTTCGTTCAAATCAATCAGTTGCAGCGCCATATTTCATCCCTCCTTTAACGCCGCGACAGTCCATCATACCCGCCCGTGATACGGGTCAGGGGAGCGGAGCTGCCGCCAGAAACATTGACTGACCGCAGAACTGCGGCACTCGCCGAGCTTACTGACTGAATTGCCAAGATAGCCAGACCCGTGCTTGCTGTTCTGGCAAGCTGCGGGTTCTGGCTTTTTCCGGCGTCTTGGCTCGTCATTGCGATTTCTGCGTCCATCGGAACGAATTCCGAGGACGACATCTGCACCTGCTTGAGCGTTGCCGAAAAGGACGCGCCTTTCCGGTTCTTGTACGTTCGGTCAAACTTCAAGCTGGTAAAAACAAGATTTGTCATGCGGGTCACGCCGATATATGTGATGACATCCCGCGCTTCCCGCATAGCTTTCAGTGCGTTGATTGCGCTGTCGCCGCCAACAATCGTGCCAGAAATATTCAGCGTTCCCGCTGCGTTATTCACGTGGTCGTCGATGTTGGTGCCGTCTTCAACAGGATTGGAGGTGACAGAGCTGCTGTAGCTCTCGCTTTCCTTTTCCACTACACCGTTTTCGAGCGGGATGAAACGGACAGTGCCGCCTTTTCTCCCTCTCAGCACATAGGCCATTTACAATCCCTCCTGTCAATAAGCGTACTGGTTTTTAAGAGCCATACGCTCGCGTTCTTCCTCTCTAAATTCCTCATACAACTCTCGGACAGTATCTCGGAGAGAGGTCTTCATATTCTCCGTGGCTTCCTCGTCTGCGCCACCCTGAACGATAACCATAATCTGCGGAGCAAATGCAGGACTGCCGCCGCCACCGTTAGGCGCTGTGTCGGGATCTGGCACATCAATATGTGTCCCGCCATCCCCATCGTCCTCCGGCGTAGTATCCGGCGGGTTGAAGTCACCGACTACAGGAGTGACGGAGTAGGTGGTGTCAGCAACGGTAGGAGCCTGCGCATCAGCCACAATCGGGTTTACGGTAAAGGCGGCGTTTGCCGGACCATCTACGTCGGGCATATCGAACTTTGTCGGAATGGCGTTCTTAATGTCTTTCGTCACGCCGCCCATCGTGTTCTCAAAGCCTTGCCCCAGACCAGCAGCCATATTGTCACCGATACCAGCAAACACTGTGGACGGACTGTGGATGCCGAGGAAGCCCTTTACACCGTTGACGATTCCGCTAAAGAACCCTGTGATTTTACTCGTTATCCAGCCTACCATCGACTGTATGCCCTGCCAGATACCCTGCACGATATTTACACCGATGTTTACGATAGATCCCATCAGAGCGCCGATTCCGCTTACGATAGCGGAAATAATAGCGGGTAGCTGCGCGACAAGCTGCGGTATGGCCTGAATAATACCGGCTGCAAGCTGGATAATCAGGTTGACACCCGTTTGAACGATGAGGGGCAGGTTCTCGGTAATGAACCCGACAATTCCTGTGATAATAGCCGGAAGCTGTTCCAGCAGCATCGGCAAAGCATTTAAGAGGCCCATTGCCAACGTGAGTATGATTTGCGACCCCTGCTCCAAAAATATCGGAAGATTCTCAGACAGGAATCCAAGGATACCCTCGATTAGAAGCGGCAGCTGCTCAATCAGCAGAGGCAGCGCTTCCAAGATGCCGGTCGCCAGTCCATTAAGAAGCTGCATACCCGCATCAATCAAGAGCGGGGCGTTTTCTATCAGGGCGTTTACCGCAGTTATCAGACCCTCAATGATGACCGGAATCAGCGTCGGGATAGAATCACCGAGGCCGGTAGCCAGATTAGCGACGATCTGCACAGCCGCCTCCGCAAACATCGGCAGAAGCTCTCCGATGGCGCCGACCAAGCTATCCACGAGACTGACCGCCGCATCAACAATCATCGGGACGCTTTCAACCAGCGTCTCAGCCACAAGGGAAATGGCGTCAATCACGACTGGAATAAGCTGCGGTAGCAGAGAAATGAGGGAGGTCAGGACCTGCCCAAATACGCCGCCTACCGTACTCACAAGAGTGGGCAGCAGCGACCCTACCGCCGGGATCATCTTTCCGATTGCGTCCGGCAAAGCAGCAGCGAGGTTCTCCACCACGGGTGTGATATTCTTAACCACGTGACCGAAACTCTCAACCACGTTATCGACGAGCTGCCCGATGTCCGCATCCGCATTACCAAGACCAGCGACGAGGTTTCCGAATGCAGCTTTCATACTCGAAATAGAACCGGAAATCGTCTCTGTGGCTTCTTTTGCGGTCGTACCAGCGATGCCCATTTCTTCCTGAATGATGTGGATAGCTTCGGTGATGTCCGCGTAGGAAGAAATATCAAAGTCCTTACCGGACAGCTTTTCCGCGTCGCTCAACAGGCGTTCCATTTCCTCCTGCGTTCCGCTGTAACCCAGCTTGAGGTTGTCCAGCATCGTGTAGTTTCCCATTGAGAAACCACGGTACGCATTCTGAATGGATTCCATATCCGTGCCCATCTTATTTGCGTTGTCGGACATATCCGTGATTGCACGGTCAGCATAAGACGCGGCCTTTGCAGTGTCGCCGCCCAGAGATTTAATCAGGCTGGCAGAGAAACTCGTTGTGAGTTCCATGTACTGGTTTGCCGACATACCCGCGGTTGCATAGGCGTTCGCGGCGTAGTTCTGAACGGTCTTGGACGAATTGCCGAACAGCGTATCAATACCGCCGACAAGCTGCTCATAATCCGCATAAGCCGATACCACCTGCACACCGAGCGCAACGGCTCCGGCAGCGGCGGCGGCAGTAACCGCAGCTATCGCTGTGCCAGCACCCTTTAAGACGCCGCCGAATTTCTCGAACTTGCCGCCAGACTTTTCAGCTGCGTCACCGAGTTCCGTTACATCCTGTCTGGCGTTTCCGGCAGCGTCGCCCATATCGTCTGTCTCGTTGGCGGCCTTATCCGCGTTCCGTATATAGTCGGTAAACTTGTCCTTTGCAGACTGGATCGCGTTGCCCAGCCCGTTTCGGATTGTAGAAATCGGGTGCGTAAAGCTGTCCTTTATGCTTTGCGCACCCGATACAACATTGTTTTTGAATTCGGTGGCTTGCCCCATCACGTAGGAGAATGCGCCACCAACACCCGAGCGGAGGGAGGAGGCGAAGCTATTTCCGCTGTCCGCTCCTGCAAGGAAAGAACTGCGGAACGCCGAACCAACGCTGCTGGCCTGAGACTGCAAACCACCAAGGTTGCTTGTCACGTTTCGTATGCTCGAATCGGCCTGCGAACTGTCCGCGCTGATGTTGATTCTCCCGCCGCTGCCCTGTAAATCCCCAAGGCTGCTCGTGACACTACGAATGCTGGCTTCTGCCTGCGACGTATCAGCCTTTACGTTAATGCTGTACGATAGGTTGCGGGCTTCATCCACAGTTCATCCCTCCTCTCATTCTTTTTTATTCCACTCGTCCTGCCACAGTAGGCGAGCCTGTTCCGTTTCGGAGAACTCGTACAAATCCATTTCTTTGAGTTCTGAGTAGGTCACGCCTCCCATGCAGAACACGAGCCGCCAGAACCGCTCGTTGTTACGAGCGCGTTTCTCAGCGGCCCTGCGGTTTAGTTCGTTCGCTAAGAAAGGATTCGATCTCGCGCACCAGTTCACCCGGAGTGGCGAGGTCATCCTGTTCATCAAAGTATTTCAAGCCGGCCTTTGCGACCTCAGCGGGCGCGGTTACACAGCCCTTGATGAGAGCGTCGGCGTATTTTGCGGTGTTCTTTCTGCCGTTGGCAGGGTTGATATAGAGGTCGGTGAGGTTAGAATACCAAGTGAAGTTCACGCTTTGGAGCTGGTATTCCACGTCGTTCACAACGACAGTTTTGGTTCTTGCCATAGGTAAATCCTCCTCTGAAACATTGTCGTTTTATACTTTATACGCGCATAGGCGCATTAGGGAGACGGGTATATACATTACTCTCTAATCCCCCTATTTTCATACTCTATTAAGAATGAATGTTTCAATGTTTCAAATAGCTATAAAAGCCAGTAACGGTGCGGCTTTCAGCCGAAACATCGGCGAAACATTGCCCGATACATTGAAACATTGGAGCCTGAAACATTTGGTTGAATTTCCCGCCTAAACTTAGACTTTCGTGCCTAATACTTGAATTTAGGCGGGATGTTTCAACGCAATGTTTCACCTTATTAGAGCTGGATGTCAGGAATGAGGAACACGATGCTGACATCAGCAGCTTCCTTGCCTCTCGTCTTATCGGGCAGCTTCTCCACCATACAGTTCTGAGCGAAGAACAGGGAGCCGCTGTCGTTGGCGTCCGTGATAGCAAGGTTTGCCATCACGTTTTTCTCCGCGCACTGTTCGAGGTACGCCACATCAGGAGAATCCTGCAACAGCGTAATGGTGAGCTTACCGGCTTTGTTCGCGTTGAGGATGTAGGTGCTGTCGCCCTTAACACCCTTTTTCAGCGTAACATTTGCCTCGTCACGAGCCAGCGTGAACATATTCTCGCCAAACATACGGAGCTGCCGATTGTTGAAAGACACGTTTACTTTCATCGGGTCAAACGTAGCTAACATTCTTTATCCCTCCTTTACAGCGTCGCACGGAGGACGCCCTTGGTCTTTACCTGATGGACCGCACCAGCAAGCTGAGCCTCCCACGTGATGTCAGGCATTACGCGGTTTCTGCGCTGGTCCTCGGTACTCTCCGCGTACTTCGGAATTACGACAGTGAAAACGCCGGTCTTGCTTTCCGGGTCGCGGGCAATGATGTTGAGGTCAGTAGCCTCCGCAAGCGCCTGCACCACAGCGGTTCCAATCAAGCCGAAGCCGTCATCGCCGTAGTTGATGTTGGCGTTCGCAAGCAGAATGTCATAGAGCAGGTCACGCATACGCTTGGCGATCCAGTCACCACCGAGCACCACGTCAATGAACTCACCGTTGAGGCAAGTACCGTCCTTGACATACTGGCGTTTATACTCCTCGGTCAAGAAATTTACGTGGTTCTCAAGCAGAGCGTCCCTCTCTCCGTCGGTAAGGATGGGGAGAGTGATGAGCTTTGTGGTAGTGGCGTTGCCGTCCTGCGGACGCTTGAACTTCCACGTTACGCTTGTAGGGTAGAACGGACCAACATTGCCGGTGTAGGAAGCGTCCGGCTCCTCGTTCAGATGGTCTGCGTCAGCGTAGATGACAGCAGCGCGGGCGGTGTTGCACACGAACGCCTTGTTGCTGGTCTGGCCCATGTAGAACTTACGATGGTCCTCCACACCAGCGCCAAGCTCCGCTTCGCTCGGCTCGCTCGCCTCTGCAAACTTCGCCAGAGCGATGACATAATCGTCATCATCCTTGTCCGTCAGAAGATAATACCAGTCATTATCAACCTCGGACTGGAACTGCTTAATCTGGTCGATGAAGCTGTCCGCTGCACTCTTGGCGTTCTTGCCGTTCGTGAACTCGGCGGTAGGCGCTTCAACATCAACGGCAGGCTCTGCAAGCAGCTCATCAGTGAACACTTCCACGATTTCGGGAATCGTGTCAACCTCGCCCTCGACAGATGCCGTAAAGGTCACAGTGTCCTCAGACACGGAGGCCGTATAGGTCTTTCCGTCTTTCGTGAAGCTGGTTCCGGTAAACAGCGCTGCGAGATCCTCCGCAGTGGATACGGTGGAAAGCAGAGCGATATGCACTACAGCCTTGCCATCCCCGCCGAAGCGGAACCACAGCTCGTCGTCAGAAGTCAGGTTGACTTCATCAGAGAAAGTGCATACGAGCTTTGCAGTAGCCGCCGGAGCAGAGCTTGCAGGTGCAAAGCCTACGATTTTGAATTTGCTCACAAGACTTGTGGCAAGGGTGGTCTTACCTTGATTGAGCAGGGTGGTAGCCTTTCGCACGACCTTTGCATTGGGGCTTGCCCCATCAGGGCCGAACACGGCTTTTACGCTCTCCACATCTCTGTACGTCCCGACCGGGTATTCTCCGGTGGTAGATACAAGGAGAATGTCGAGGCTTTCTTTCTCGCTGGGCAACGCATCACGCTGCACAACGACAATTACGTCTTTTGCCATTTGGCGATTCCTCCTTTATGGTTTTACTTCCCCTATTGGGTTTCCCGGACGCTCCACCAGTGTTGCGGGCATCGTGTCGGTTCGTACATAGGAGAAACGAACATCGAACCCGTATCTTCGTATTGTGTCCTCTACGAAAAAGCTGGATCGGCTTGAAACTGACCCAACATTCTCTACAACAACCTCTCCGTATTCGGTTTGGATGTTGTGAGCGTTGAGCAGGAAAAAGCCATTCGCCTTTTCTGCGAGTTCGAGGGCTTCATCCTCACCAAAGATGTATCCGTTATCGGTTTCTCGATTCGTACTGCAAAAGGTGAATGACATCGTTGCCGACACTTGCTCCGAGCGGATGAGCTGCGGTTCACCGGCAGTCTCAATGATTTCTCGCAAACCGAATGAATACTTCGGTATTCTTGGAGCAAGAACACTGTAATAGCAGTAGGGAAACTCGGGTATATCCGCTATCTGCTCTGACAGATTTACAGGACAACCTATATGCGCTTCCAGACCTGCCACAATCGCGTTTCTGGCCTGCACAAACGTCATTTCTTCACCCCCTCTACGAGATACCGAACCATCGGATGGATAGAGTTATGGGAGAGTTCCTGCGTAACGGTGTATTTCTGACCGTCGTAGGTGTCCAGAATAATTTGACCCGGATTTATCTCAACCGGGTCGTCGGTGTATAGCTTCTGCGAATTGTACGTGTACGACCCCTCCGGCAGTCGTTTCAGATCCAGATTGGAGAGCGGCATTACGATTCCCCAAAAGGAAGTCACCGGCTCATCAACCGGTCTGGACTGGCCGCCTTTTGACGGGTCGCGCACGAACGTCCTGTTTGAAACTGTCAATATGTGCAGCAGCGCCCGAGGAAGTTTTGGGGTTGCGAAAAACATAGTTCAAACCTCCTCTATTTTGTATGTGATACGGTCACGTATGTGTGTACCTGTCTCATACAGCGTTGTATGCTGCGTTTTCTTGGAGAAGTCTGACTGCGGCTTTACTCGGTTATCGTCGATGAAGTTCTGTACCAGCTGTGCGGCTTGCGCTCCGATGGCGTTCGCTGCTGCATCGGCAGACATCTGCCCCGAAAGGACCTTACCCACAGAGCCTGATACAATTTCTCCAAGCTGGGCTTGGTCTGCATCGAAACTCGCGCGTATAAACGACCGCTCCGGCAGTTTATCCGTTCCATACTCATGCGCGCTGGCAATTTTCAGAACTTCTGAATCAACGCCGCCGACAAGACCGACGAGTATTTTCTTGCCGGCCATATCTTCGCAGGCGCTCTTTAACTTCTCAAAGTCGTTCAGGATAATATTGATGTCCATATCAGTACCTCCTGTAGAGACTTACGAGCTGCGCCCACTCCGATTTCTGGGTCTTGTCGAAGTTCCACGTCACATCGGAGATGGAGAACGAGCTTAGACCCTGCGAGCCGTTCTGCAAGTTGGTGTACGCCTGAGACACCATATCCCACACAAGCCCCTCAAGGTCGGCAGGAAGTGTCTGCGGTTCATCTTCGGTAGCATCCTTTGGGAGCACATACCCCGCTGTGTAGCTGACCTCGATTACGCGCTTCGGCGCCACAATATCAAACGCCAGACCTTTTCGATACCCGGCTTTCAGCCATCCCTCATCACGGTAGATGACGCCCACATCGCCTGTTTGAGAATAGTCATAGCGGTCTGGGTTCACTAATTTCCCGTCCTCCTTGACATACTCAACGTCAATGATGGGGTACTCTATCGTGACGAGTTCCTGCTGCCCATCTGCATCGTACCATTGCCGGTACGAGCGTTTGCCCAAATGTCTGCCGGTCTGACGCTCAATCCAAGAAGAAGCCTTGTTTATCAGCAGTTCGACAATCAGATTGACCTTTTCATCGTCGATGTCGGATAAGCCGAGCATCAGCTTCATCCTTTCGATGGTTGTTAATGCGTTTTCTGCAAGCATAAGGGCCTCCTAAATGGGGCAACGACGGCTACTCGCCGTCGTTGCTTTCTTCTTTCTTCTCGTCCTTTTCAGCGGACTTGGAAGTTCTCGGTTTCTTGGTTTCGCGCGCAGGAACCTCAACCTTATTCTCGGTAGGCCCCGGCAGCTGCTTATAAATGCGAGGCATAGGTCAGCCCTCCTTTACACAGGCTGGTTGGCGGTGTCTCCCAGCGCGATTGCGCAGGTCGCAGTGCAGGTCGGGGAAGAACCGTCGGTGCAGGTAACAGTTACGGTGGCCTTAACGAACTGCTTGCAGCCGATGAGGTCAAGGTCGATGTTGAACAGATCGCCGCCGGCAGCGTCAGCTTCAAGGGTGATGGCGCCGTCATCGTCCGCAATCTTGTCTGCGAACACCTGCTTGTCCTTTACGGCAGAGAAGCTGCCAGCGCGGGTGTCGCATTCAGTGATAGCCACCTTTACGGAAATACCGGTGGGGGCTCCGGTGGCCTTGCTGAGAGAAACAGCAAGGACGCCGGACAGGAAACCCTCACGGTCAATGGCGCTCTCGCTCGTATAGGGGAGCACCTTAACGTTATGGATAAGTTCTCTTTTCATTTCGCTACCTCCTCATTACACAGGGACAGAAACCTTGGTTGCCACAGCGAAGCTCTCATCGTGGCGCAGGCCGGTGTCCACATTGTTGATAGCACGAATCAGGGTCTGGTCGTTCTCGAAAGCAGAGACAAGGTTGCCCGCATCGTCAGTCCAAGAACCCTCACGGCTGGTTTCGATTTCGAGTGCGCCCTGCTCACCGATAACGAGGTCATTCCAGTTACCGAACACGATGTTGGTCTTACCGGCAGTGGTTTCGAGCAGGTTGGTGGTTCTGTAAGGATAACCCACCAGAGTACCGTTCTCATTCATCTCCTTGGCGAAGATGAAGCCGCCAACCTCGTCACGCAGAGACTTGAAGAACTGCTCAACGCTGGTGTTGAACACGAAGCCCAGACCGTCAGCGTAAACGTTGTTCTTCAAAACAGAGGCAACCAGATAGTTCGGGAACGCGGCGGTCAGAACACCCTGAGAGCTGGCGTATTCAGCGTCAAGGGAAGTCACGTCGATGTTGAGCACACCCTTGTTCTTGATGATACCCAGAGGCTGGAACTCACCGCCAGTGCCTAGCAGCGCACCGTAATCCACACCAAGAGCCATCTGCTTGGTAACATCCTGACCGACAATGACATCGTTGTCGAAGTTGGTGGAGCGGAGCAGGTCGTTGCTCATAGGAATGAGAGCAGTCAGCTTCTTGGCAGAGAGCTTGAGGTTGCCGAACTTGGGAGCGCTCTTGGAAAGCGCACGATTTTCGCCAGCAAACAGCGCACGGGAGCCGGTCTTAATCTTAGGAATATTCAGGTTGCCATTCGCCATGCCGAGGCGGCGAGCGCCGAGGCTGTAGATGACAGTGGACGGATAGAGCAGCTCGATGATTTCATTGGCGTAGACCTCGGGAACGAGGTAGCCGCCGTCCGCAGGAACGGTAGCGGAAAGAGCCTTGAACTCGTGAGCCATATCCGCATCGCCGAACTTACGCTCGGCAGTGTAAGCGGCACGTTCGACATCGCCACCGGATGCGTGGATGCACTTCACAGCGCGGCCAAACATACCATAGGCGGTCTTGCGGCGCTCGGGAGCGGACATAGAAGCGATACGGGTCTGGAAAGAGTTCTTCTTCACACCGTCGGGACCGGCGCCGGTGGAGAGGAACAGGTTGGAGTATTTGCGCTCGGGCTGCTTCACAGCAGTGCTGGGGCCACCGGACTTCTTCTCGGTTGCGCCAGTGCCGCTCTTAATGCCCTGCCCCTCAAGTGCAGCGATAATGCCTGCAATGAGTTCGGGAGTAATGGCGCTGCCGGTCTTTTCGCCCTCAACAGGGTTTGCGGCAGCAGCGGGGTCGGTGGTTGCGGCAGGGTCGGTAACAGGGTCGGTAGAACCCATATCCTCAAGGATAGCGGTCACTTCCGTGAGGATCTCATCAGTGGTGATGCCATCAAGGATGGCTTCACCGTCTTCCTTGCAAGCCTTGCGCTTTTCGTCGAGGTTGGTAAACACCTTGGCAATCAGCTCGGCGAGCTGTTCCTGAGTAAGTTTCATTTCAAATTCCTCCTTGTTTTACGGAATAATCTCAAAGACGAGTTCCGATTTCTTTGTTTGTTTGACAGGGTTGTTTGCAGATTTCACAATGTTATTTTGCGTCTGCCCATCTTCGGGCGCGGCGGGTTCCAGAAACGGGCCGAGAATCTCAGCCAGCTCTCGAACGACCGCGATGAAAGGCTTCAAAGCGTCAAGCCTTGCGCGGGTAATTCTGCCCGCTTTGACTTCCGTTTTCAGACCCTCCACCAAGGATTTGACCTCATCAATCTTGGCTTGGTCGTTCATCGCCCATGTGACGATAGATACTTCCCAAAGCCTGATTTCTTTCAGCCGGCGCACACCCTGCTCGCTGTCGAAATCAAACTCAACAGCGTCGTATCCGATGGACAGCTCGTTCAGAACACCGTCTTTCATAAGTGTCTGAATATCGCGGCCCTTGGTGGTATCGCTGATTCTGCCCCGGATGAAAAGACCTTTTTCATCTTCTCGCAATTCCAGCGGCTTGCCAATGGGCAGCTCGCAGTCAGAGTGCTGCGACAAGATTTTGATGCGGTCAAAATCCTCCCTGATGGTCTTGGAGAATGCGCCCCTCTCAATGATGTCGCCTCCGCTGTCTCTGTTTCCAAACACAGCGGCATACCCGGAGAACTCGCCGCTCTCGTCCGTGCTTTCCAGCTCGAACTTGAACGACTTGTACTCGTGGGTGACGGGCGCCTTTCCAGCAGTACGCTTTCCCTTGTTTGCCATACGGTTCTTCCTCCTTTCCTCAGAGATTAGGGCATCTTAAAAACCACCGTATGTAAGATAACAACGGCAGTTGATAAGCTCCTCCGGGCGAGGGTCGTTCGGGTCGCGCGGATAGCGCAAACCGTTCGAGAATTTGGCGTCAATCGCCACTGTCTCGCCGTTCAGTATGACGTGGTTAGGACCGTGAGAACCGTCACGCGGATTCTTCTGCGGTCTGTGATGCCACGTTTTCGTTTTAGCACCGGCAGCTTTCATCGTGTCAAATTGACCCGTTGCCAGCGCGGTCATGGTTTCCTGACGGGCAATTAGCTTTGCCCGCGATTTTGAGGTACTCATCGTGTTTTGAATGGATTCCCGCAGGCTGACTTGGCTCAGGCCCTCCGAGACGCCGCGCACGATGATGTCAGCAATTTTAGCCCTCGTGGTTTGTTCAATCCCTACGACGCGCTTGCCGCCGTTGATTTTGGCAGAAGATACGAACTCCGGTCGAACAAGGTCTGTCAGACCGTAGCCGTCCTCGCTGATTGACACGCCATCGTTGTAGGTCTTGCGCCATAGAGGATTGAACAGGTTCATCAGCTTTTCAGCTTCTTTGTCCCAATCGAGCAGCCCAGCTGCAATCGCATCGGCAAGCCGCTGCTGTTCAATCTCCGGCAGCTGCGCCCACAGTTCGGGGTCAAACGTCCCATCGGGGAGAAGATAATCAGACAGCCCCGCAAATACGTCTGAGACATCAGCTTTTACCGTCCCTCCGATAGCCGCTGCAATCGCAGTCTGTTGGCTCGCAAAGTGCTTAGACACTGCCGCCTCAAACAGCCGTTCGTTTTGCTGGATAGCCAAAGATTCACGCCGGAGCATAGAGGAGACATTCACGCGCATGGACTTTTCACCGTGCGTAGGCTCGTCGTACAGTGCGGACAAATCCTCTCGAACTATCTGCTGCGATATTGCAGCAGGGTCATCGCTTTCGGACAGAAACAGGTCGTTGAGGGATACCTTGAACACATCCCCGCCATCTACGTCAGGCAGATCAAGCAACCGCCTCGCTTCATTCTGCATCAGCAGGCCGGAGTTCCAGCCGTCGATAGCTTTGGCTTTGTCAAAGTCCTTATCATAGGGGATAACAGGGTCAAAGCGCCACACAAGCCCGCTCCCGAACATCGGCAGCAGCTGCGTGTTAATGGCTTCCTCCCGCATTCTGATTCGTGAAGTCAGAACGTTCTTGGCGTAGATATACTGCGCGGCGTCAGCGGTGGAACGGTTGCTGTTCTCGGTAATGCCCATGATTTCACGCGGCACACCGAAGTGTTCCAGTACGGCATCGCGCATAGCGATTCGGCTTTCGATGAAGCCGAGGTTCTTGCCGTCCGTGCTTCCCAGCTCTTTCACTTCAACATTGCCGGAGAGGGCTGCTGCACGATGGCTGTTCTCTACGCCTTTGTGCTTCTGATTCCAGCGGGCTAAGAAAGCGTCCCGCTGCTCATTCGTAGCGTCAGGCATAAGGAACACCACAGGAGGCGTGGCGTCGTTGTAAAAGAACCGCTTTTGGAACTTGGCGGCGTATTCGTCAATCTCTACCTCGTCCGCAATGCTTTCCGCTATACCCAGACCACGCAGAAACGGGTCGAGCGGGTTCAGCTGTTTCATCACGAACATATCATCCACCGGAACAGTCATTGTCAGCCCGCCGGAGGATGTGATTTGGTAGGTGGGGTTTCCGAGATAGGGCGTTAGCTTCACCCAATGTGGAGGAACATTCCACAGCTCTACCGGCCTGCCTCGTTCATCCCGCTCGATGAGGAAAAAACTCTCGCCTACGAGCATGAGATAGATTTCGTGCAAGCGCCAGATAGCTGAACTCGTCATTTCATACAGCGGATTCGGATGGCTCATAAAGTCGAGGAACGGGTGGTTTGTGATTTCCACCTCCGTTCCATCGTCCTCAATACGGAGCAGCTTTCCGCTGATATTGGCGAGGTCACTCGCAATACGATCTACGACCGCAAGGCGAGGGCTGGTAGAGAACATACCCAGCCATTCGGCTGTGTTCATAGAGGGCGGTCTTGCCCAGCGCGAGACGAAGCTGTCGCTGCCGCCCTGATACACGTCTCGCACCTTTTTTCGTCGTGTGATTTCGATGTTAAATAGTCTCATTCTGCACCTCGTTAAAAAGAGAAGCCGAATTCTGGTTTCCCGTTTTCCAACTCTAAATAGGCGTTTGCCGAAGCATCCACCATGTCTTTTAGCTTTCCTACTGGGAAGTTTTCAAGCTGCCTGAAATAATCATCATTCCAGTCGGCTATTTTCACATCCACGTTTCCGGCAAGCCATTGGGAAGAAAAAGGCTCAGCACGGGTTACTTTGTCGCCGCTTTCCAGCGATGTCGTGACTGAGTACCCGCCGAGCATTCTTACGAAGCTCTGCGCCTGATCCTTACCGGCTTGTCCGGGGTCCTGCGGAAGTCTGATTGTTACGTTGCCATAAAGCGCATTGTCACTGGCAGCCGTGTTTAAGATGAGCTGTCGGACATCTGCGCCGTTCTCGCGGACATTGATAACGTCTGCAACAAAAACGCGCCCATTTTTCCGCTTGCCGAGCAAAACTCCGGCGGTGTAGGCGCTTTCGTCGCCTCTGCGGTTTGTTCGCATTGCCTGCGGCATACCGTCCAGCTCGTCCATCTCCCCGGAGGCGGTTGCCGCCAAGTCCCACGCGCGTACCCATTTGACAACATCGGTAGGCGTAGAGCGGAACATCTGCCCGACCTTGGAGCGTTTGAAGTAGTGACCGGCAGACCGTCGGATTTTCCAGTTACCATTAAGCAGCTGCTCTTGGTCGAACTCGGACATAGCTTTCAGCGCACCGATATAGCCGGGGTCGTGTTTCATCATCGCGGCATTGTCCGTCAGCTTCGCGCTGATAAAGGACACGGACTTGACTTCCTCCATCTCCTCTGGGCTGTATAAGTGGAACTCCTCATACAGCTGCTGCGGGGTGTCTGCCCAATGGATGATGTTGCTTCTGCGGAGGAAATACCGCAGCTTTCCGCATCGGCTCTCGTCCGCATATCCTGTTTCGGGGTCAATCCACCAGTCAATGAACCGAGCAACCCAGCTTTCTCCGTCCGGGTTGCAGGTCGCCCGAATGTATGGTCGAACTCCACAGGTTGAACGGTTTCGGGAGAACATATAGAAGAACTGGCTTTCCGTGAAATGCACAAGTTCGTCGAACATCAAGAGCGGGATCTGAGAACCCTGCCAGTTGTACTTCTCCTTTTCGTAGAACATGTGGGCGAAAGTCACTTTCGCCCCGGACTGGAATCTCCACTGGACGTTCGGGGTTAAAACGCTGGTGGCGCCGAGATGCGGATAGATTTCCTGACTTGTGGCGTAAAGACCACCGGCGCTCATAATCTGAGGCCGCGATTGACGGAAGATAACCGCCTCAAACAGCTTGTTGTCTATATGGCGCAGGCATTCAAGCAGAAGTGCGTAGGTCTTACCGCCGCCAGCCGCGCCGCCGTAAATGCAAATATCGGCCGGAGAGCGAAGAAACATTTCCTGTTTGCCCTGCTGCGGCCGAATGATGATAGGTTTGTTATTCGTTTTTTCCGTCTTTTTTCTCACGTGCGTCACCCACCTCCGAATCTCGCTCAGGCAGGTAGATTTGAACTTGCGGCTGAACAGAAACCGGTGTGCCGGTTATCTTCGCCTCAACTGATTTCCTGTCATTGAAGAAGTCGCCGCCGTAGACTTTCAGCGCGTAGATGATAGCGGTTGTGTCCCCGCTGGATACGCGCTCCATCAGTTTGTTCTGGCACATCGCCACAACGGACAAGCGCCCCGCCTTAATTGCTTTCTCCAATGCGGGATGTTCCTTTTGGAGCTTCTGCAATGTCCGGCGGGTGATGTCAAAAACGTCGGCGATCTCCTCCATAGACTTGCCTTGCATAGACAAGGACTGGATAATGGCGAGATTATTTTCTACTTCACCGGCTTCTACCCACTGTTCAAACAAGTCCTTTCTCTGACGCTTCGCATCAGACATACCTCTCCGCTACCTTTTCGAGCAGTTCACGCATCAGACCGCCGTGCTTGTTGTGCTTGAAGCCGCCGGGGTACTCGATGTTCAGCTCTTTTTCCAGATATTCCTCGTAAACTTCCATCGGCAACTGCTTGGGTAGCGAGCAGGCGCAGTAAATATAGCCGGCATTGCAGGCAAGTACCGCTACACTGTCGAAGTAGCTTTCGAGGAGAGCAACGAAGCTCTCACGGGTGTGGAACTTCTGCTTGAATACGATTCCGTTCGTCACGCCGAGGGTGTAATTCTTGTCGTCGAGATACCAGAGGCAATCCCCGGCGCCAGCGGACAGCTTCGTCTTATCGTATGCCTTTTCCACATAGGCGAGGTTTCTGGTGCAGGTAATCAGCGTACCGGTGGATTTCAGCACCGCGTTGCAGGTCGTGAGGACAGCTTTCTCGAACTCGTCATCCACAACGGAGTTGATGACCGCTTCCAAAACACAGTAATCAAACAGGCCGTTTGTCCTGACCTGCTTCTCGGCATTGAGGATATTGGCGATGATGCCTTTCATATCCAGCTTATTCGCGCCTTTCACCATCAGGGACGGCTCGTAAGCGTGAATGTTGAAGCCCTTGGATTTGAGCATCTTCGGGTACGCCATGCGTCCCGCTCCGATGTCAATAAGGCTGTCAGACTTCTGCAAGCGGGGGATTACGTACTTCTCATACAGAACGGAGGCGTTGGACTGTCTGCCATCGGTACTCAGGCGCTTCGGCTGCGCCAAGAACTGATGGTAGGTTTTAACACCGAGGTTGTCAAAGTTGTACTTGCCGTACTCGATGCCCATACATTCAAGGAACTCCGGGACATCTTCGTTCGGGATGGCATAGCTCAAAACGCCATACCCCAGCTTTTTGGAGCAGTAAGCGTATTCGGCGTTGAGAATGACGTTTCCGTCCCCGTCGGTTACAACACTGCCCCACTCGCCGTAGCGGGACATCAGCTTTGTAATCTCGGAGCAAATGAGTACATTCTTCGGCTCGCTCTCGATGTAGACTTTATCCGCAGGGCAGTAATGATAACCGCCCACAGTGTATTCCTCAAGACGAACCGAAGTCTTGCTCGTCTCAATCGAGTTGTGCATAAGGTTGAACAGGATCTCGTCCTGCAAATTCGGGCTGTTGATTCTAATGCACGGCAGATATTCCAGCCCAATCGCCGTCGCAGCTTTCTTTCGCTGATGTCCGGCGGTAATCACGTTGTTAGAGGCGTTCACAATCAGGGGCTTCACCATACCGAAACGGCGAATGCTGTGCTGCAAAGCCTCTAACGCCTCGGGGGTAATGGAGCGGGGGTTGTATTCAGACCCCGTGACTTCCCCGATAGGTACTTTCTCCACAAAATCAATCACGGTTCTCCACTCCTTTCAGCAGATAGTCGGCAAAACTGCCGCTCAGAATTGCGCCAGAATCAATGTACTCCTGATACTTGGCGTTCATACGGTCAAGCTCCACCTGAGAGATAAAGAACGACACATCGCCGAAACGGAACTGGCAGAACGGAAGAACCGCTTTGGATTCCTTTTTCTTAGGCTCGCCATCGGAGGCAGCAGCTTCGTTTTGCACAGGGTCAGCGACAGAGGCGGGTGCATCATAAGACACCTCTGTGTGGGCCACAGGCTCGCTGTAGGCGGCCTCCGGCTGCTGGGTGGGCGCATACCCCTCCTCAACGTCCGCGTCGCTCTCAGCGGCATCCTCGCCGCCGCTGTAGATGGTGCTGACCGTAGGCTTCTTCTTGGGAGGCTTGGGTGCGTCATTGACGCCCATAAAATTGAACGCCGGGATTTTGATTTCAGCCTGCTCCGGCTCAATGTCAAATACCTCGGTGCTCAGCTCGAATCGCTCCAACAGAAGCTGATTCTCGTCGAGGGTCAGGTCAACAAGAGACAGCTCCTCTTTGAGTTTCTCGAAGTCCCAATCGCTGTACTCGCTGGTCTTGTTGTCAACCAGACGGAAAAGATTGATTTGCTCCTCAGTCAGCTCGTCCGCAACGATGCAGGGAACGGATTGGATGCCCAGCTCACGGCAGGCACGGACACGGGTATGACCGGCAACGATAGTGTAGTTCATGTCCACGACAACAGGGAACAGGAAACCAAACCGCTCGATGCTGTACTTTACCTTTTCAACCGCAAGGTCATTGTTGCGGGGGTTGTTATCGTAATCTCTCAGTCGAGAGACGGAAATTTCTCTGATGTTCATTCTGCGTCACCTCCCGTGAGGAACATTACAAAACCCAGATAGGTTTTGTTCTTGCTGATGTAATCGTCGTAGACCGCTTTCAGGCGGGCGTATTCCTCCTCGGTGATAGGAAGCTCGTTGTTGCCGAAGATGAGGAATTTGTTGTCCTTGAAGAACTTGCGGTCACGGTTCGGAGTGAAGAACGTGGTCTTGAAATCAAGCCCGATTCCGTTCAGCTCCTGATGCAGCTTGCCGACATCCCACGTGGAATACTCGTGGCTCTTGTTGTCGATGATACGGGCGAGCTTCGCATCTTCTTCCGACAGATTCTGAACGATGCAGGGTACTTCCTCCATTCCAAGCTGCTTGGCAGCTTTCAGGCGGGTGTGTCCTGCGATGATGACGTTGTTTGCGTCAATCGTAATCGGATTCAAGAATCCGAATTCACGAATGCTTTCGGCGACTTTTGCGACGCCCGCATCGTTCCTACGGGCGTTGCCCTCATACTCGATGAGGTCATCAACCTTTTTGTAAACTACCTCCATTTTTTGTCCTCCTTGTACTGAGCATAAAAAAAGGGAGCTGCACACTCGTACAGCTCCCATGATTCACTGTATTAGGTTTTAGAACAGGCCCCACTCGGCAAACGCCTCGAAGCCGCCAATGTCTTTGATGAACTGGCGGGCCTGCTCCACGATTTCGGAGTACGGCTTACCGCCGATCTCATCATCGCCGATGGCGCAGCATAGTTCGACAGGCTTTCCGGTTTCCTGCGCCTTGAGGAAAGCGTAGATATTGACGGACACATCCGCTTTGGACAGGTCCTTGCCGTGCAGCCCGCCGCCTGTTACGGAATCAGCCATATCCGAGCCGAGCTTACGGTTGGTAGCGCCGGTGTCCACGTCAGTGCCGCCGGTCCAGTCGCCGAGCGGGTTAATCTGCGCGGTCGGATACAGCTTTTCGAGGTCTGCCTTTGCCGCGTTGCTCTGGCAAATGATGAGCCTGTCGTTGTTGAGGATGTACTTCCCGTCGCAGTGGTACGCATCGTAGATGTCGTGGGCAATCGCGGAAAGGGTTTTCTGCTCATCGGTCAGCGGCATTCCCTTGAAAATGCCGTTGTCGCCGCAGCGGAAACCTTTCTGCTGGTTGTCAGCGAGGTGCGCGTCCTGCGGGACGATGCAGAGGTTGACCTGAACAAACCCCGCGATGCGGTGGATCGCGTTGTGGATTGCCCCCAGAATTTCGGGGCGAAGCATAGGCGCGGAGGTTTCCACAATGGCATGGCAAACCCCGTGGCCGATAAGAACCTCAACGGCAATCTTAGGGTCGTCCTGAACCTGATACGCCAAATCCACAATGGCGCCGGCAATTCGGTCAGCAATTTTGTCCGGGTGGGACGGGTTTACTTTCTCAATCATAATATCAATTCCTTTGCTTGATTTTTTCGTTGCCGTTCAACGGCGGTCCTAACAGGTCGCAGTCCGCATCCGGCGGGTCTTGAACGTAGCCGTAATGGTTTGCGTAGCAATAAGCGCACCCGTTTCGGCAGGTGCTGTATGCGCCAATATCAACGCTCTCGACGCATTGACACAGCCCTCGCTGGTTGCGGTCTTTCGGCTTATCAACGCCGAACATCTTACCATCCACGCAGCTGGAATGGGGAAGTCCGAGTTCCTCCGCGCAAGACGAGAGAACAATCCCGTGCTGCGCTGCGATTTCAGACAACTGCTGCGCCAGCTCAATTTGCTGCTCTGTCGTGAGCGGCTGAATGTTTAATGGCCTCAGATCCACGGTTCGGTAGGAATCCACAAAACTCATAACGGCTTTTGAAGTGTAGCCCTCCAATGCCTCTGCAATCTTCGTGAACGCCCGAATGTGGTAGTCCCAAGTGTAACGGTCGTTCAGAAATACCGGGTCGTAACGCCAAATGGCTTTGTCAGCCCCGATTCTTTTGAACGCTGGAATCACAACCTCGTTCTTGTCAGGGATGTTCTTTTCAACGTCCCGTCCGTAAGGCGTGATGGTGTACTGGAAATAATATTTGAATGCGTCCAGCTCGTGAATCCTGTCGAGCATAGGCGCTGCATTCTTCGTCCAAAAAACGAACCCGTCTACTTTGTCGGGCGTGAGTGAAACACGCCCGACTTGTAGAGGGTTGTATGGGTTTCTAAGGAGGACAAATCCTTTCCCAACACGGTTGTAAAACCACTCGGAAAACAGTGCCGGAATGTCCGTCCTCCTGCTCGCACTCACAATCATAACGGCATCCCATCCTTTAGGTAGTTTGCGAATATCCAGTTACGGCAGGTTCTCTGCTCCTTGGTGTAAGTCCCCGGAGGGTTCGGCACATAATCCCAGAAGTGGATGCGTCGGGCGTTCGTGATATGCAGCTTGATTCTATCGTTTTCGATTCGGATTTCAGAATTGCTGTCCGGCACGAATGCCACATGGGTGTTCAGCTCCCAGACAAAGCCGTCGCTCAAACCGCAGAGGTAATATGCTTTGGCGTGAGGGTGCTGTTTTACGATGATGTCCACGACGGCGTTGGACTTGTGCAGCGTTCCATAATAAACGCGGTTGTCCTTGTCGCCGATGAAACATTTTGCGCAGCACTGCGATATATCCACATTGCGGATGTCTCGGAGCCAGAAGAAGTTGCACTTCTTGAGGATTTCCAAGTGCAAGTGCATAGGCGCGTGTTTAATTATAAAATCCGATGGTATCATTTTATCACTCTCCTATATGACGGGTCAATGACAGCTTTGTGACACGACGGACACCTCCGCTATCTCAGGGTTCTGCGCCTGAAAATACTCTCCAAGCGCGTAAAGCACAGTCTCGCAAACGCTCGGCAGAGCGGGGTGGAACGCAAATCCGCACCCCGACATTGCGCTTTTGACCGCGACAAACTCTCGGTCGAATCCGCTCACGCGAGTTCTGGCGGCTTTCATTCGTCTGCCGTGGTCGTCAAAGCTCTCAAACAAAGCATGGGAGAGCGGGTTGCCGGCGCTCACCGATTCACCAACAGTCAGCTTGGCGAGGGTGATTTCATAACCCCCCGGAACCGTGCCGGTCAGCGTGAACGTTGAAACGTTTGTGACGTAGCTCGGCAGCGGGTTGAACCCGTCGTAAGGCTGCGGCTCGAAATTCTTAATCATCTTTGTTTACCTCCTGTTCTTCGTTGCATCTCCACTCGTCAAAGCAGACGGGAGACATCCCTGCAAATTCCTCACCGATATGAGAGAACACCCAATCGGCAAGATAGTTCAGATAACGCTGCCACTCGCTCGTGTCGTCGAAATCTGCGATGAAGCCCTCGGCCATCGTTACACCGCACAATTCGAGCATCTCATGCTCTAAATAATCCAAGGTTCCACGGTCGGCGGCTATGGCTTTTTCGTCATCAACCGTCAGAATGGCAACAACCTTTCTCTCTGTCATTTCACATCCTCCTCTCTTTTTTGCTCGCGCAGATGCTCGCGTAATTCCTGACGGACCATTGCGGCCTCAACATCGTTGCGCGTGGCGTTATCGACCAACACGTTCCAGCTGCCGTCGTTCGTTTTGAACGTGTGAACTTTCCGCTTTGCACGGAGCGCATTCACCAGATCCACTACGTATTTCAGGATGCAGCAGACCAGAATCGTGAACCCAAGCCAAATCCAAGGGCTGGAAAAGACGAACCTCAAAAACTCCATCACGCACCATCCTCCAATTTCAAACGGGCTTCAAGCTCGCGGATACTCTGCAAAAACTCTGTTCGGCAAGACAGCTCGCTTTCCTCCACCGTGGCGCGGAGACATTTCAGCGCCGCCGCAACCGGCGTGTCGAAGCTGTACTTCTGAAACACGACCCCGGTTCTATCATCCGTGGTGAAAATCTCGAACGCATCTCCCTCCCGGATGCCGAGGTTCAAACGAACCTCACGCGGGATGACAACTCTGCCGAGGTCGTCAACTCTACGGATAATTCCTGTTGCTCTCATTTCTGTTCCTCCTCACAATTCGTATTCTTTGTGGTGGGCAGCCCTGCCTTTGTAGCGGACAGAGGGCTGAATCCAAACAACCTTGCCGGACTTGTACCGGCGCAAATGACCGCGAACGCTTACCTCGTGGTCGGGCTTTGTGTATCCGCGCTTTGCCTGTTCCGGCTTTGGCAGAGAGGCTCTGTCAAACTCCTCCACGGTATAAACCCTGCGGATGAGCGGCTGCCG